CAAGAGCAAAACCAAAAGTAAGTGTTTGGCCAACACCTACACTTCCTACTGGACCTACACTTGTAACAGCATGGGTAAAAATATCACAGACCGAACCAGGTAAATGAATATCAATCCAGTTTGGCCCAATAACACCATCAGAACCTTTAGCCACAACACCGGCGAAAAACTTTTTATTAAAATAATCAGGTTTCTCAACTATAATATCTCTTGCATCAGACCAATCAGATATTGCAGTACCCAATGCTGTAACGCTATCATTCTCGGCAGTTACACCAACAGCATCCCACTGATAACAAACTGCACGACCTCGATTAACAGTACCACTTAGAAGAAATACTCTTTTAGTTTTCGTTCCAGCAGCACCGCCACTAACTTTATCACTCATAAAAATCCTCCCTTTTCACCAAGTTACGTTTTTCCTTAATGAAAATATATAGGCCGCTTAGGGCATCCACCCAGGCGGCCTGGGTTATAAAATTAATTACTATTAACCAGCACCTTCCCAATTACTCAGCAAGAAACCTGCATGGCGTCTATTATCACACATATAAGCATAACTAACATCTATATAAACAGTAAATACATCATGCTGACCAACTTTATTCATAGGCTTATTAATCACAAAGTTTCTATCTGCCAAAATAATAGGATAAAAGTGATTGTGATTAACTCCATAAATGGGGTCTTTGCCACGAACATAAGTTAATTCAGTATCCAAATCATCTACATAGATAAACGGAAGTTGCTTATAAACAAGTGCTCCTGCATACTTGCCTAAATCAGCACCAAGTCTATCATCTGCTTTGGTAGCCAAATCTTCTAACTCAGCAATCACATTATTACTGGTATAAAATCTAAAGTTAGAAAAATCTGATTGAGGGTCAAGTGCTTGTTTGGCTATAATAGGAGCTTGGAATTTAGTCTTACGAAAAGCTTCACTTAACTTTTTCAAAAGACCATAATCAAGATTCCCATTATGGTCATAATACCAATTAGCCCAACGAGTATTTACAACTGTAGTACAAGATAAACCACCTACTGTACTATACGCAGATTGAGCATCGGCTGATGTAGTATAATCACCTACATAGCCTTCAAAAGCACCAGTACAACTATCTGCATCAGCTTGAACAAGCCATCCAGGAATACCATGAGGCTCTCTATCATCATCAGATGCAGAAGGGGTCCTCCAAGCAGCCTCCTCAAGCAAATCAGCAAATTCACGGAAACAATTCTTTCTGCGAGAGGAAAGTAAATCATATACTCTTCGCAAATTACCCCTGTTAATAGCCAGTTCTTTCATAGAATAAGAAAAACTATTCTGGCCATGAGTCCAATTAACAGAAACTTCCCTGTCAGTATTAGCAACATTAGGAGTATCCGTCTCATACATCCTAACGTGTTTTGCATTACCTGTATCCTTCAAGGTAATGTAACTTTTAGCCACATCTCCACCATCCATGATTTTTGCTCTTTTCATCCAATTATTTATAACTTCATAAGTAGGATGATTAAAAGTCATTTGCAAATCATCCTTGTCAAAAGCCTGGAGAGTAGCATAACCCAAGTCAATGGCTTGGTCAATTGTTATGCCTGCCATAATACTTAATCCTCCTTTGAAATTTTACTAAAAATCAATTCCCATATCATTGATTTTATCTTGCATTACATCCAGAACTCTCTCCTCAGTATCTTTATACTTCTTAATAGATTTCTGACCACCTGGACGAGCAGTAAATTTTGTTTTAGCCTTATTAATCTTTTTAACAACCTCAGCTTCAGCACTATTCTCAGAGTGATTAGAAACTTTGTACATATTAACTGCTTTTTCCAAAGCATCTTCTAATTTAATACTATCAGTTTCGCATATCACAGCAGCAAATCCAAATAGTTGTTGTCTCAAAGAAGTTTGATTTTGATTAAGGGTAGAAGAATAACCCAACTCTGGGCAATCCTCTATCTTATCAAAATAGTTGTCAACATTACGACTAAAATTAATTTCCTCTTGCTCTTCAGCAGATACACGGTGTTCATCTAAATCAGATATTTTTTGCATAGCCTGATTTATCATATCCGTTTTCTGTTTATCCGAAGTCATTAATCTATCAACAAGAGTTTTTGTTTGAGAATCAAGTTCACTCAAATCACCTACATTCAAATAATCCACTTTTGGAATTTCTTTTTTCTCCGGCTCTACTTTTGGTTGAACAAATTCCTGCCTTGGTTGCACACTTTGTGCTTTAGCTGATTGAACATCCTCATAAGCCTTCGCTAATCTCTCCAAATATCTTGGATTATTTTCGGCAAGGTCAACAATTTCTTCATTAGAAAAACCATATTGCTTACCTGCCATAACTAAATTATCAGGAATAGGTTCATATTCATCTTCATCGCCCGCAGGCTCAGATTTCTCTTCTACCTCTTCCTGTTCTTTTTTATCTTCCTCTTTCGTTACAAATATTTCCTTGTTTTTTTCCCTGGGGTCAACAAAATCTTCTTCCTCTTCTAATTGAGCTTGCTCCTGGTCTTTTAAAGGTTTAGAAGAAGATTCAGATGGTCCCATTATTTTATTATATTCTTTTTCAAATTTTGCAAATTCATCATCTGCCATTATATCTCCTTTCAAAACTAATGTTCTCTCAAATAATTATATGCAGCAACAAGCAATTCAGCATCGTCTTTAAAGCAACCTAAACCATTATTACAAGCGTGGCATAAAAGTCCTCGAATCTCACTTGTTTTATGATTATGGTCTATATTTAACTTTCCTTTAAGTTCACTTTGATGTTTACTACAAATTAGACATTTTCCTTTTTGTTTTTTATACAATTTATCATAATATTCAGGATTAATATTATATTGATGTTTCAAGTGTGCTCTTAATACACGCTTTTTATATCCTGGCCTTTTCTTCTCAACATTATGATAATATTCTAATCTATATTTTTTCTCACAAACCTTACATCTATACTTTAAACCACTTTTAGTTTGTTTATCTTTACCAAAAGCACTTATTTTTTTTTATTTCCTTGCACTTACCACAGACTTTAGTGTTCATCTAATCCCCGCTCCCGCATTTGCTTTTTCTTATGTGCTCTATTCTTAACTAATAAATCTCCAGTTTCAGGATTATAAGTTGCATCAGGGTAATGCTTCATCATCTCTGGAATCTGATGAGTTCCACATCCCATTGCTGTACTCCACCTGGGATTATCCTGCATAAGAATATCCACAAAACATTTATCTCGTTTTTGTTCTACTTTATTTTTCTCCATACATTTAGGTTTTAATTTACCATCACAACTATCACAGAATGGATTGTATCTATCTACTTGTGAAGTTCTAAAAATCTTATCACATTCTTTGCAAAACCAAACAGTTATATAAGTTTTTCTACTCATTATGTTACCGCTGCATACCAAACTTCTGCTTTTGCTGTGGTTGTTAATGAACAACCATAAATGACTGCTGTATTAGCAGTAGAAAAAGTGTATAAATTAAATTGTCCATCAGGAATAGCTAAAGCTCCTATACTTCCAGAAGCAGCCGCAGGAACTACCGTAGCTACCCCAACATATAAAATGCTATGTACACACTTTACATACATAGCTACAACTTGTCCTTCAGAAGAGGCTGAAACTGTATCTATTAAAGCAGGAGTAGTATTAAATACTTGGTATAATGGTCCTCCAGCTTGGGTAGGTACATCTGATAATGCTGCTCTTGCACTGACAACTTTATCATTTCCAAGTCCAGTTACTTCTGCTATTAACCTAACCACCGCTTCTGCGGCCATTTTTAATCCTCCTATAACCTAATCTCCAAAGGAGATTTCCAATTTCTACAGAAATTCTTTCTACCGTATTTTCTCTGGTATGGTAATTTTCCGCATGGAGACATTCATGCAGCAAACTAATCAAACCTAATTTAGCTCTTTTTTGATTACCATAAGGTAAACCATCTGTAATTCTAATCGCGGGGTATTCACCTTTTAATGGTATACCAGGAAAATCACACCATCCATAATAAGGTTCATCCACACCAATTTTATAGCTTGTCCCATTAAAAGAATGAGTTTTTACTACTTTTTCTGCTTTCTTCGACGCCATCTACGTATCCTTCTCCATCGTTCCATTTGTCCATAAGTTAAACCAGGAACATATTTTGGAACTTTCTTTACTTTTCTTCTTGATTTGACAGAAGCTTTTCGTGTTGCCCCTTTCATAGCAGTTTCAAATCCTTCTCCTCTTGCTAATCTTCTTTCAAGTTGTCTACCAAACTGGTATCTTCTAACTGCCATGTTTTTTCCTCCTCATCAGAGGTTTATGTTTCTTTCTTTTTAGCGGAATATTCGCTCCTGCTTTCCTTGCTTGAGACAACATCACAGCTACCTTCTGTTTTCGACTCCATCCTGGATGATGTTTCTTTATTTTCCTCATTATCTTTCCCTTGTCCGTTGTTACTGGAAGTGGCATCTTCTAATCCCCTTTTTGCTAAATCCCACAATTCTCTACATTTTGGTTTATCTTCATCTTTAACTTTATAATCTCTATACAGTAAACGTAAGCCTACACGCTTGCTATATTTCTTTACATATTCTAAAAACTCTTTACAGGTAGGTTTCATCTTATTTCCTTTCTACTTTATTTCCTGCAATACTTTATTTTCCTTATATTTCTTAATAACTTGCTTAATCACATTGGAAGGTACACAAATTGAAATATTGTCAACACCTTGATAACCGCCTATAAGTATACCAATTACTTTCCCTTTACTATTAAATACTGCTGAACCACTATTACCTGGGTAACTTGCAGCATCCACTTGTAACAATAACTTATCACCAAAGAAAGGTAGATTTACTCCAATACAAGAAACAATCCCTTTTGTTACAGATGGAAAATGTATATTCCCAAAAGGAGCACCAATTATAAAAACTTCCTCTCCTAATCTTAATGTACCTGAATTAACTAATTCCAATGTAGGTAAATTTATGCCATTAACCTCCAGAATACCCACATCTATATCTGGTTCGTGATAATAGTTTGTCACTTTAAGGTCATTACCATCAATAGTTGTTATATTAAAATTAGTTCCTCCATCTACTACATGACCAGCAGTAATGATAAAATCTTCTACTATAAAACCGCTGCCAGACCATCCACTAAATCCAGTAGCATAATAAATATCTTCTCCTTCAACCTCTACATATACTACAGATGGAAGAACTTTATCTACAATACTTGGAATTGGGTCTGGATGGAAATCTACCACATTTAGACAAATAGCTACTATAAAGATTAGTATCAGATTTAGTATACTTAAATATTTCATTACAATTCCTTTGAACTTTTCTGAGGAGAGCGAGTTTGCTGCTGTGCAAGATTAGCATTTTTACTTGCTGCTCCTAACATTCCTGTTTTTCCTAATCTACCATCTTCTTGCCCTGACTTTGGTGTACCCTGCAGTGGTTGATATGGATTCATTTCTGCATTAACTGGTAAAGAAGAAAGCCACCAATTTTCTGTATTAACATTCAGATACTTAGAAGCATCTTTTATTACCTCATCTACATTCAAAACCTTTCCCTGAGATGCGGCTACCTGTGCCAGTGGTAGTACCAATTGATTAAGCATTTGCATCATATACTGGTATCTCATCTGTGGATTCATTCTACCCATTGAATAAGGTTCAATTTCAAATGTATAATCAAAAAACTCTCCTTCCTTAACAGCATCACTATACTCAACTTCCAAATCTATGCCAGCAATTCTCTTAATTAATGGAAGAATTATTAAGGGGTCAGACCACAAATGCCAAGCTAATTTTTTAGTAACGGATGTAGTAAATCTATACATCTCATTTACCATATCATCCAGTTCTCTCTGAGCATTAGCCAGAAGTATCTGTTCCTGTCCAAGTGTTTTAGCAGCGGATGTTCGTCCCCCTGTTATGTCCATATTAGGACCAGTTTTAGAATACTCAGCCAATAAAAATTGAACAAAATCAAAAGATTGGGGATTGAATCCACCAAGGGTTATTTCATTTACTGCATTTGCATCACTAACACCTACTAATTCCCCCGAAGCAGCATCTTTAATTCTTTCAACTTCATCCGCCATAGATAAATTATATAAACCAATAGTTTTTTCCCTATCTACATTATCCCTCATTCGGGTAATAATCATATTTACTGCTTTATTTATATCCAGCCAGGTATAAACAGGTGGAATAGGAATAACTGAATTAGGAAAATATCTATAGGCTAATATATCGAATGGTCCATCTTCCGGTCCATCATGCTCCACAGTTCTCATTATCTTGTTGCCGGAACCATGTGGAGGAATGGTAATTATTACACCATCATTAGGCAACCAAATATCCATTAACTCAACAGTAGGATGTAATTCCTGAAATCTTTTAAAAGTAGGTTTACCTACTGTTTCAGGTTTAGTAGAACCATACAAATCTAAATCTGGTATAAGGTTATCATAGTTTTTATATAGTCCAGAAGTTTTTACATACTCTTCAGGAAGTCTATATTTATGTCCCTCCAATTTCATTTCCTGGCGATTACGAGCAGCTACATCACCAATATAATCATCAAAATCTATCTTATCACAATAAGGCTGTCCTATATCATGCAAATAACCACCAATTTCCGCAGTATGAGAGTGCATTGTCCCTGTCTTAGTTGCACCCATAGAAAATAAAGAATCAATAACTACAGGTCGTAATGTTAAGTTGGCTAATTTAATCTCATTAAACAAATGAACCAAAGCTAATTTTAAAGTATCAGCAAAAGCTCTAACATTTGGATTACCTAAACCACTTCTTACAGTAACCATAACATTGGGATTTTGGGATACCAAATATGGAGCTATAATTTGAATACCCCTATCCAACAAATTGATAGGTTGAACAGTTCTACCTTTTCCAGCAGTACCGCTATACCATCCGTTAGCATATTGCCCCAACATTCTTTTTCTACATTCTCTCATGTCCTTAGTATAAGCAAACCAAAAATTTACTGCTTGTTGGACTCTAACAGGAAATGGTCTTTTTGTTCTTTCCACTCGCTTTTTCAAAGCCAAGGTGAACTCCTCCTATCTTGCTCTTTTTTTCTTTTAGCCAAAAACATTCTATACCCTAAGCAAAATTCATCCAGAACTTTCTGCTGTTCATTTATTGCTGCTTTCTTCACATCACTCATTGCAATCACAGCTAACCCATCTGCTATAACTCTATCAGCATGAGTTAATTTAGCTCCAGAAGATTCATCGGCAGAACCTAAAAATCCTATATCACCGTTCTCTAAAAACAAGTATCTTTCATATTCACTAATTGTATCTTCATCATAGACTATTAAAGATTTTAAAATTGGATTAGTCTTTAATCCTTCATTCAAAGCTGTTCTTAATTCAAGAAGTAAATCATACTTTGATTTCTTAGTATTATACCAACCTCTCCTTCGTTTAGACTTTCCTCTTCTCTGGATACTTCTTTCATCAGATAGAAAATAAACAAAATTATAATTATGGAATTGTACTCTTTTATCAAAGGAAATCCCTGGTCCATTAGCCTCCCAAATCAAAAAAGGTTTTCGTGTAAGACCACCTACCCAATGGCAGATGGCAATAACTTGGTCAGCAAACTCTTCAGGAGGCAAATCAGGGGATACAAATGTTCCAACCTTTTCATGTGTATTCACATCATATACACCAGCCACAGAATTAGAAACTCCAGCACCTAAAGAAATATCACAGGATACAATATAATTGTGATTTTGATTAGGACGATTCTTTGTCAAATCTCCCCACCAACTAAATCTATTTTTACCAGCATAGGACCTAAATCTTATACCACACATTTTATTAGTAATTGGGTCTGATTTGTATTCTATTTCTCCTTCATAATTAGGTTCTCTAATTCTCTCATTTCTCATTCGGATAAGGCCAGTTCTATCAAAGAAATTATCTCCAGCAGCCCCAGGTTCCATATCAATATTTTGTGCTACATCTCTTGGGTCACGTCTTAAAACTTCTCTATCCCGCCAGGGACTTGTAAGTTTGTCCACACCATCAGCAATAAAATTAACATCTGGTGATTTTCCTTTTGATAAAAGGTCAATTTCCAAATCACTGAATTTAAAAGGTTTTCCTATTTCAATATTATCAAAACATCCAGGGTAATTCTTTTTATAATAATCATCAAATAGAACAATCTTATTGAGGTCAGGACTTCGATACATACCAAAGTTTTTATTTGGATTCTTATGCCAGGGCAATGTAATAACTTTAATCTTACCTGAGAATCTTAATTGAGCAAAGGGATGTCCCATCCCATAAAAGTGAGTAGAATTATAAATAACAGCATCAGTAACATCAGAAACAGTTTCTCGAATGTTCTGAGCAAGTTTATAATCTACACGGCCAAATTCATCCAATAAGATTCCAGTACGTCTATCCCCTGCACCAAAGGATTCATTTGTTGCTTCTCCGTCAATAACACTTCCATTATCTGAAATTTCAATGTGCATATGTGTTTTAACAACATTTGGTTTCATCCATAAAGGGATAGTAGCATAAGTATAAAGAATCTTATGAAATAGACATTTAGGAGAACCAGAAACTCTATTACCAGCTAATTGTGTTCCCAAGTCTACAAATTCCTCTTTTCTACTTCCTACCAAAAAACTTGTCTCAGGAACTAAAATTGATTCCAAAGCAAATGCTTTGCAGATTATTTCAGTTGCACCTTCATCTCGACTTTTATCCAATAACAAATCATGCCCTTCTCGTATTGACTCAAAAATTTCTTGAATTGATATAATCTGTTGAGGTCTAAGGATAAAAGGCAGATTTCTTTTAAAGGGTTTCTCTTTTGGATTGTACGTCCATAAACAAGAGTCAAATGCAATTTCAGGTTTTAGATAACAAAGTTCAAGAAATACTTTTTGAGCTTCTTTATCTTTAACTAATTCACTATGTAACTTTTGTCTAAACGCTATATTTTCTGGTATTGTCCTCGGTATAGTTTTCCAAAATTTCTCAGGAGAATCAATCTTTAACATCTGTTATATCTTTACTCTCAATAACTTTAGTATTATCAATAAGTTTTCCAGCAAGTTTTTCTATTTGCTCGGAAACTATTTTACCATCCAATTTAATAGTTATATTTCTTTTCTCATCAATATCAATCTTATGTTTACTTTTCCAATTCTCAGAATCAAGATTACATAAAGCAAAGAAAAGAGCATTTGGACTTGGAGGTTGATGTTTGTGAAATACACTTATATTCTTTTTTCCTGTTCTATTTCCTTCTACATCCTCAACCCACTTTTCATTTCTTTCCTCATAATCATAACCAGAAGCACATCTAAAAAGTTTAGCTACTAATTGTTTAGTAGCTATATCTTTGCCTTCATGATAAGCAGTAAAAACTTGTGGGTATCGATTCTTCCATTCATTAAGAGTACTAATATGAACATTCAGAGTGTATGCTATAAAATCATCCGGCAGGCCAGCAGCTTTCATCCGAGCTATAGGTTCTACAAAAGAATAATCAAATTTGGCATGGGATTTTAATTGATATTGTTTCACTGGGTCGCCAAATTTTTTATAATCTTCTTTCTTAGCCTCTTCTTCATTTATTGGTATTCGATTTTTTATCAAATTAGTATAATCAGTCATATAATTCCTTTAGAATAGAGAGGGAAGGTGACACGCCATTATCGGTCTACCCTCACCTTCTCTCCATTCTTTTCACAACGTAAGGGTAATACATATAATCCCTCCTTACGATATATAATTAACTCACTGGAGCAATGCCCCAGGTAGGTTCACAATAACAACAGGCATTAACCCAATTATCTTTCTCATCCATTTTATGTCGTATCTGAGTAGAGTCTATATGCCTCAAACAAGATGGACAAACAACCCCATTTAGATTTATTCTATAAGAATAACCATTTCTGGCTTCAGAACCCCATTGGGATTTATCACATTTAACTGGAATATATGGCAAAACAACCCAACTATATTTGCTATCACCACATAATTGGTTTATATATTCTCTATCTTCTTTTTTTAATAAAACACTCATATATTATCCTAAAACTTTTGCCCTCTCTATCTATTATACCATAAATTTCTGGTTTTGTCAAGTATAATCTTTGTAATTTATGCAACTTTTAAAATAAATTTTATAATTGTAGTGTTTATTATAACGATTATAGGAATTATATTAGTTATCATCTAATATTCTCCAATCTCCGGTTTTTATTTTGATTCACTATAATTCTGTCCTATCCCTATTTCAACTGGTAAATCGACCACCATTTGATAAGCTCCTTCCATAGTTTCTTTAATTCTTTTCGCAGCAATTTCCACATATTGGTCCTTTACTTCAGAAATAACTTCATCATGCACCAATAATACTAATTTAGCATCCCATTCAGGATTATCCAAGAACAATTGTCTAAGTCTAACAGTTGCAATTCGTAATATATCAGAACATAATCCCTGAATTAGAAAGTTAAACGCTTGTCTAAAAGCTTTATTTGTTATATCTATAAATCTTCTCTTTCTTCCAAGCCCATGTCTAACTTCTTTTTGATATATAACTTGCTTCTTAGTCTTAGCCATTGCCTTTCTAACATCAGGATATAAATTAAGAAATCCATTTATCCATTTTTGAGCTTCTTCTTCACTAATATTAAAATCAAGAGCTAAACCATAAGTTGTCTTTCCATAACATATTGGGAAATTTACTCCATTTTTTCCAATATGGCGTTCTTTATCATATTTTTCTTTTAATTTTGTATACTCTCTATGAGTAGAAACCAAGGAAGAATCAGGGATAGCAAGATTGAATATATTATTAGCAGTACGAAGATGTAAATCATACCCTTTTTCAAAAGCTTTAATAAGGTTTTCATCTTCACTAACCTCCGCAAGACCTCTAAGTTCTTGCCCACTATAATCAGTCACAATTAATTTCTTGCCCTTCGGGGCTACAAAACAACTTCTAATGTCAATAGGTTCATTACTCTTTGGCAATTGCTGTAAATTAGGATTTGAAGAGCTTAAACGGCCTGTAACAGCCACAGTATTATGAAATGAGGTTCTAACTCTTCCATCTTTACAAATATGGTTTGGAAATGGTTCCACAAAGGCATCATAGAGTTTTCTGGCTTTTTTGTATTTGTCTAACAAATCAATAAATTCGTGTTTTCCTTTCAATTTAAGCATACTAAGTTTTCCAACGCTCAATTTACCACCAGGAGTTTTCTCAGTTATTTCCAAACCAAGTCGTTTCGTAATAATATTAGTCAATTGCTTAGGACTATTTAAATTGGCAGTAAGAATCTCTTTAGAACCATCAAACAGATTACACTGGATTCCATATTTAAGGCCAGCAGCATTAATTAACTTTAATTTTAAATCAAATAATACTTTCTGTAATTCTTTTTTACATTCAATAATCCTACTCTGGTCAACTAAAACTCCATTTATCTCCAAATCCCTTAAAACAAACTGAAAAGGCATTTCAACCTTAAAAAATAAATCATCTAAACTTTGCCATCGTAATTCCTTATCAAAGATTTTATATAATTGCCATGTCCAAATAGGGTCATTTAACGCATATTTATAAAATTCCTCAGAGTGAAAATCAGAATTAACTTGTTCCCATTGTTTAATCTCATTCTCAGGAATATTGAGATATTTGTGAGCCAAATATTTGAGGTTTTTGGGTTCATTCTCATTAATTAAATGGGCAGCCGTCTGAGTACAGAATATTTGATTTGTAACCTCAATTCTATATTCAAAACCAAAATCTAAACAATTGTCTAAAACTTTTAAATCAAATGGAATATTATGAGCAATAAGCTTTTTAATATCATTTTTAAACTTTCTGCTTAAAAAAGCTTGTATAATTTCAGTATCAGCATTTTGGTATAAATCTATATAACAGGCAGATTCCCCATTACAGAAAGAAATACCCACAATTTGCATTTCATCCCACTTTAAACTGGTTACCTCAGTATCAAAGGCTAATTTAGAGCAATCATTAAAGGCAAACCATTCTTTAACTTGATTTAAAGTTGTTAAGACTTGTTTTTCCACAGTTTTTCAATTTCCTTTAAATCCTTTACAGCAAGGTCAATAAGCTCTTTACCTTTCATTCTGGCAGCCATTTTAGCTAAATCCAGTTTTCTGTAAGTTTCTTTAAATAAATAAGCAATTCTCTTTTCCATAAGTTTATTATCTTGTGCTTACAGCACAATGATACCTAAACTGTAAGTTTATTATATCAAATTTAAAAACAAATGTCAAGGGAAAAATTAAATTTTTAATGGAGAGGGTGGGAATCGAACCCACCACAGGTTGCTTGCAAGGCATCCTCGCCCCCTTGGTACATGCCTCCCCTTTCAATTTCCTTTCTTTCTATTATGATTTCTTTTAATATTATATATACAATACATCCTGTATTGTAATATACTATATATAACTTAAGACAATATATATTATTACAGTACATCCTGTACTGTATTCTAATATATTATATATTATACCATATTTTTCTTAAAAGTCAAGTAAAAAATCTTAATTTTTATAAAATTTCTGCGAAATTTTTAGCAGGAAGTATATAATAGGGAGGTTATAGGGATTATATTGTTTATAGCAGGGATGCTATGGTTGGCTAAAAATATATAAAAATTTCGGAGGCGGTTACCTACCGCCTTGCATTGCCTCTCTATGGGCGTTCTGCCCCACCTACACCGTCCGATAACACGCGTATCCATACAATCACTACAATCATTATATTATGCAAGCTACGTGCGTGCGTGATTCTATAGGGAATTAGTGGGATATAAAACTACCCATCCTACATTATCGGACTCACATCACAACGTCCTATAACTACATCAATACTCTACTAAGTCAGTAGGATTAAACAGCCCTTCTATGCGTTCCCTGCTTTATAGTCCGATAACACTATTTTCACAAAATTCTCATTTTGTATTTGCATCTTGCTGAGAATGTGCTATACTCTTAGTACATGGTAAAACAAGAAAAACAATTTAGCACTTGCGATTTTTGCTTGTCTCAAAGTGAGGATGTACATATTCGTACAGGTGGTCTTTTACTTTGTGATAAGTGCTACGCGGAATATTTGGAGGCAATAGAATGACAAAAGAAGAAAAGGAAAGAATAGAGCAAATAGCCGAAGCAAACGAGAAGATATATAACGAGTTCATGAAAAAACTGGCAAATAACGAAAATTAAATTTGGCTTTTTTGTTTTCTATATTATACTTTAATACAGACAGTAGTGTTGAAATGGGATGCCGATGGCCCGAAACACCGGACTTGTTGGCAGGGATGCCGCAAGCAATTATACTGTTTTGTAAACTGTTTCTTTGACAAGTGAATAGTTTGGAGGATTGAAAGATGGCAAGAAAGAAAGTGCCGGAGAACGAGACACCGCGTCAAAAGTTTGTACGGCTGGCAAATTATCGCTCGGCCAAAGCCATCCAATTTATACTAAGTATTGGCAGTTTGGCAAATAGCCAATACAAGTATACTGAGGATGATGTGGAAGTAATTACCACGGCATTGAGCGATGCGACCGAAGCATTGCTGAATCGGTTTGCGAATCCCACGATGCCGAAGCAAGCAAGGAATTTAATCCAAGTCTGAGGATTAAAATAGGCAAGGATGCCTTTTATTTTTGCAATTATATCAATTATTTGGAAAGATAACTATGTCAACAAAAACTAAAAGAATACTATTGGGCATACTGTTAGCACCTATTTGGATTCCCGGATTGACTATCCTTTATGGTGTATTCTTTTTAATTTCTATTTTTCACTATATTGTTACAGGTGAAAAATTGTAAACCTATATAAGGGGATTGAAAATGTCAAAACATATAACATTTTGTTGTGATATATACTGTTGGGATTTCTTGCCCACAATTTGTTTAGAATTGGAAGTTGTTGATACTTATTATTTGATTTTTAGGTGGTTCTGTTTTGGGTTTACAATTAGTTGGAGAAGATAAAATGTTCTGGCAAGATATAAAAGCAATACTGTTTCCAAGAGAAGTCTGGGTTTTAGCTATATTGGCGTTTATGGCTTTTTGTTAGGAAGAAAAAATGGCAAGTTTAATAGTGTTGAAAAAACGTGGTATGTCAGACAGTAGAACACATGGCAAATCACTACACAAATTACCAAAACCAAAAAGAGAATCAAAATACAAACATAAAAACTGGTCTAAAATATCACTAAAGTTTATCAACAAATATAAAGTGATATTTGTCAATAGGAGAGTAGTGGTATTCGCACATAGTTTGCAAGATGCGAAACAGTTAGCTTGTGATATTACAGGGAAAGAATTATGTCAATTAAAAGAAATAACAAAATTATGACTTTACCAGAATTGAATCAGGAAATACACTTGGAAATAACAGGTAAGTATTTATCATTAGGTACTATAATAAAAAGCCATATGAGAAACCATAAACCTCTGTTAAGAACACTAATCAAATATATTCAAGAGAAAGAAAACTTAACTAAAAGTCTTGCGATAAAAAGAGTATTATCTATATTATACTTAGAGCCCTTTGGTGTAGAATCAATAGAGCTTTTATATATTGGAATGAGCTTATTATTAAAAGAGGAGAAACAAAATGGAAAACCAACAAGTATTCCATCCAGAGTTGACGAAGAATGATATTGAAAACCATCAGGATTATTTAATAATTTGGTCTGTTGAATTTTTATCTTTAGAAGGTGTAATACCAGAACTTACTCAACTACATGAGGGAAAAAATACTTTCTCTGAAATGACACAACGATTTGCAAAAACTTTCGATGAAGTAAAAATTACTGGTGATACTGACTATATGTAAACTTAACACATTTAATTAAGGGGTTAGATTATGAGTTTTATTTGGCACAATGTGATAGGATGGTTATTTATTGTACCTCAATCTATTTTAGCTGAATTAAACTTCCTTGTTGGTTTATTAATTTTTAAGCTGTTTTCTCAAAACAAATTAGTTTTATGGAAGCAAAATCAAGTAAAGAAGATGTTATCTAAGTCTTAAGTTTAATTTATTGTGTAGGTGAAAAATGGCTGGTGGAAGAAAAACATATTATGAAACAAGCTGCCCTAAATGTGGTTATCGAAACAAATGTAATATTGGGCAGAAAAAAGTGAAGTGTCAGAAACTAAGTTGTGATTGTGTGAAAGTATTAAGAAAATGATAAACACAACGATTCTCTTTTATGGATGTGTTGGAATAGGATTGGGAATAATTATTTGTTTAATAGGGAATTAAGATGTTTACAAAACAATACTATGAAGCAATAGCTGAAATAATTAAAGGACATATTGATTTTGACGATTGTTTATCTACTGGAGCTTTTGTTGCTAAATCTATTAGCAGAGAATTAGCTAATTATTTTGCAAAAGGCAATCCTAATTTTAATAGTGATAAATTTCTGAAAGCTTGTGGAGTAAAATAATATGCCTTCCGAAATAACTACAGTTAAATGTTACGAATGTGGGGATTCAGTTGAATCAAAATATGCTATAGAGACTGGATACAACTATTATTGTGAAGATTGTTTTTGTGATATATTTTCCCATTGTAATAGTTGTAACATTATAATCTATACAGATGAATCATACTTATTTGAAGGCGAACAACTTTGTCAAGATTGTTATGCGGAATATAATTCACCATCTTCTAATCCTGATTTATATAATTCTTCTTATCGCCCTACTTGGGGTTTTTATAAATCTGCACAAGATTCCCCAAGAAATAATTTATATTTTGGAATAGAATTAGAAACTGAATGTGAAGATGAGGATGTGCGACAAGAGCTTATAGATTCTTTACCATCTTATATGTATGCTAAAGAAGATGGAAGTTTAACTGAATTAGGTGCTGAAATAGTTTCTCACCCTGCTACTTATAAATGGTTAAAAGAAAATATATTAGAATGGCAAAAAATCTTGGATTTTAGAAAACATGGTGTTAGAAGTTATATTGATACTGATTGTGGAATACATATTCACATGACAAAAGATGCTTTTACTACAAATCATCTTTATAGATTCTTAAAGTTATTTTATGATAATCCAAATTTTATACTAAGAATAAGTCAGCGTCAATCTATGAGCTGTTTGAATAGTTGGGCAGTTTTAACAGGTGATAATGAAAGTATAAAATATAAAGCTGAATCTAAAACCTCTCGTTATAGAGGAGCAATAAACTTAAAAAATGAAGATACTATAGAAGTTAGAATATTCAGAGGAACATTGAATCCTGGTTCGTTTTGGAAAAATATAGAGTTTTGTCAGGCTGTGTATAATTTCACAAGAAGAAACCCTGTTCAAGATATTAGAGTTTTTAATTTTACACGCTATGTAAAAAGATGCAAAAAGAGGTTTCCAAATTTATATCAGTTCATGAAACGAAAGGAAATGATATGAAAGTTTGGGTTGTGATGGAAAATGATGATGAAGGAATATTTGATATGGCAGGGGTTTTCTCTTCTCGGAAAAAGGCAGAAGATTTTGTAGAAATAGAAAAATCCTATAGTGAAAAAAATCGTCCTTATATTGTAAGTTGGGAGGTAGAATAATATGAAAGTTTGGGTTGTATATTATGACGAAGGATATGCGGAAGTGGTTTTACATCATATTTGTAAAGATGAAAAGACAGCAAATGAAAAGGTAGTTGAATTGCAAAAAAATGGTTATAATTATCTTACTATTAAAGAATGGGAAGTAGAATAATATGACTGTAAAAGAATTGAAAATCAAACTTGGCAAGTTGGATGATGATTTATTTGTAGTAATTGAAGGTGAAAAGGGTAAAAAGTTTAATGTACTTACAGTTAAAAAGCGGAATTGGTCGGCTGGACATCACTTTTTTATCAAAATATGTTGGATTTTGCCTGGAGAATTGTTAGCATCACCAGCCGATATTCATAAATTGTTGGAGTTAAAATAATATGTGTCTCGCTTTATACAAACCAGCTAATAGATTTATTCCTAAAGCTCACTTGAGAATAGGTTGGCAAATAAATGATGATGGTGGTGGTTTTATGTGGGCTTCCGATGGACAACTATATATAGAAAAGGGCTATTTTGATTTTAATGCTTTTTATAAAGCTTTTAAAAGAGCAGAAAAAGCATTTCCTAAATCAGATTTTGTTTTACATTTGCGATTAGCTACTTCCGGTCTGAAAAACATAAATAACTGCCACCCTATAATGATAAATAATAAAGTAGCTTTTGTCCATAATGGTATATTGATAGGTTTTGGCTGTGAGTTAAAATCTGATAGTATTGATTTTGGAGAACAAATTTTACAAAAACTTCCTGAAGATTTTATAATATCTAAAGGTTACCAATTCTTACTGGATAAATATTGTCAAGAGCATTTCTCTAAAATGATATTTATGAATAATAAAGGCAAAGCTTATATTGCTAATATAGATGGGGGTGATTGGGAAAATGGAATTTGGTATTCTAATACGTCTTATAAACAAAATATAGTTTCTAAAAATCCCATTGTCTGGACAGAACCAAAAGTTATATTTGATGGTAGTACATACAACAGAGGGCTAAAATATGTAGGGGCTTCAGCTTACTATGTGACTTGTTGTATATGTAATAAACGACTTAGAAAAATGGATACTGTAGCAGCAGGGAATGTGTATTGTTGTAAAGATTGTGTTGAGATGCTGTACGCTTATTCTCCTTATTGTAAAATATGTGAATCAGATACTTTTATTTTTAAGGAACAATGTATTAAATGTGGAAGAAAAATTTCTAAGGAAGAAGTTATAATTCAAGCAGTAGAAGGATATTAAATATGCCTACAACCTCAGAATTTGTGTGTTGTACCTGTGGAAGAATTAGAAATTCCTATTCTGATGTAAAGGAATTTAAGGACAAAATCTATTGCTATCGGTGTTTTGAGCATTACTTTTCACGTTGTATGCTATGTGGGGTTTATAATAAAAGAACTCTTTTGCAAAGGAAGGGAAATTACTCAAGATTATGTAAAAACTGTAGGAAACTTTTTGGCAAGTGTGGTATTTGTGAAGAGCTTGAATATATTCCACATTTTAGAATATATGACGATATAAATTATTGTGCTTGTTGTGCTGATAGCTACCTTAGGCTTTGCCATCGCTGCAATAATTATGTTTTGGCAAGTGATACAAGTCTTGATGGTTTTGGTTATATATGCAATGAATGTGATGTGCAGCCAAGAGTAAGAGACTATAGTTATAGACCTAATCCTATTTTTATGTTGGGCAGCTATGAAAAGCAACTACCTGAGAATTTGTATTTTGGAGTAGAATTAGAAGTAGAATTTCCTCCTAATAATTTTGAAACAAGTAGTTGGGGGTCTATTGCAGAATATACATTAGGACTTCTTCCATCTTTTGTTTATGCAAAAACAGACAGTAGTGTTGAAAAGGGTTTTGAAATTGTATCTCATCCTATGACTTACAAATGGTTAAAGGAAAATATAAAAGATTGGGAGAAAATTTTAGACTTGCGGCATAAAGGGTATATTAGCTATAATACAAAAACTTGTGGTATGCACATTCATTTGAGCAAAACAGCATTTGGTAGTTTTCACCTTTATAAATTTATGAAGTTCTTCTATGAAAATGTTGCTTTTGTATTAAAGATTAGTCAAAGGGATAGCAAGAGAGAAATAAAACGCTGGGCTTCTTTTGACAATGTAGATGATGCAACTGTATTATATAAGGCTAAGTATAAAAGAGGAGGACCAGAAAGACACGTTGCGGTTAACATTAATTCTGAGGATACTGTGGAAGTTAGAATATTTAAAGGTACGTTAAATCCTATAAGTTTTTGGAAAAATATAGAATTTTGCAAATGTGTATATGATTTTACTAAAGACCACTCCAACAAATGTATTAATGTAGATACTTTTAAAGATTATATTAAATCACATAGAAACACTTTTCCCAATTTGTATAATTTTCTCTTCAAGAGAGGCTGTGTAACTTTAAGTAAAGTGGAGGGTTAATATGTGTATTATAATATACAAACCTGCTGGCACAACTATTACTAAGAATACTTTAAGGAATTGTTGGGAGAACAATTCAGATGGTGGTGGCTTTATGTATGCTGCCGTTGGGCAATTAGTAATATATAAAGGATTTGATAGTTTTAGGAAAATGTATAAAGCTTTTAGGGCACATGAAAATTATTTTTCTGGTAAGGATTTTGTCCTTCATTTCAGGATTGCAACTTCTGGATTAAAAGATAAAGATAACTGTCACCCCATTAAAATAAATGAGAACTTGGCCTATGTTCATAATGGTATTCTATCCGGTTTTACTCACATGGAAGCTAAACGCTCTGATACTTTTTTGTTTGGGAATAAGATATTAAGTAAATTAGATAAGAATTTTATAAAAAGTTCTGCAACAATTAAACTTTTAGAAACTTATGCTAAGTCAGAGCAATCTAAATTTGTATTTATGAATAACAAAGGTGATTATCTTATTGTTAATCAACAGGGCGGTTATTGGGAAGATGGTATATGGTACTCCAATTATGGCTATAAGTGGAGAAATCAGACTTTTGGTTTCAGTTATTGCGGTTACAACAATAATGTCAGTATGAGTATGTGTGCTGGTTGTGGGGCTTATTTTGATATTATGGAACTTGACATTTGTATGGATAATTACTGTTATTGCAGTGATTGTCAAGAATCTTTGCAAAAACGATTAAAATATCCAAAAAATTCTTTAACAAAGACTTGACAAATAGGTGGAAATGTGGTATAATATAAGGTAGAAATGTTAAGCTTACGGCTTAATCATCATCAAGCAAAACTTGAGGAGAAAAAATGAAACAATTTAGGAAATGGTGGCATAAACACAGAGCGTCTATAGACCCACATACTTGTCAATCTTCAAAAGGCGAAACTTTAAGGATGTTAGCTGATGAAGAAGTTTGGAGGGCAGCTTTGAAATGGGCATTAACTAAAAGTGAATTAGGTATTGAAGAGGAATTAAATACAAGATGTTAAATATCAATATCAACGAATTAGAGGGGAAGATATGAATAAAGAGAGAGAACATTTTTTAGAGCAAGTGAAAAAAGAGGCTCTTGAAGGTTTTGATGAGGGTGGTTTGGAAAATGCTCCTAAAATAATTTGTCCTCATTGCCAAACTAATTCAAATCTTATAACTTGGAGAAAGGGGGAATATCCTTGGTTATGGGGAGGCAAAGGATTAAATTGGATTTTGGAGATGTATATTTGTGGAAATTGTGAAGAGAAATTTTATATTGAATCAAAAATTGAGAAGATAAGAGTTTTAGCTGATAAACCTTACTGGCTTCATTTCTTTTCATCTCTATAAAGGGGAAAGATATGGAACAATGGTGGAAAGATTGTTCAAATATAAGTCAAGACCGTAGCAATAAAATTAGGAAACTTGAAAGACAATTAAAAGAATGGTTAGAAAGAAATGAAATATTAGCAGAAGATAACAGAAAACTTAAAACTGAGAATGAAAGATTAATTGATTTGTTGTGGAAAATACGTAGAGAACATATTGAGAATAAATTAAGCAGCTATGGCAAAGTTGTGAAATATATAGATGTGGCTTTGGGAATAAAGAAGGAAACATTAAATGAAATTAACAAATAATAAAAACTTACCACAAGAATTTGTAAATGCTATTAAGCTTTATAAGCCCGACCCCGATAGAATGTCAGTCACACATTTGATAGATGAGCCTTTAATTCGCACTTTACAAATTGAGAAATGGGATGAAATAGTGGTTGATGCTTCTGATTATGTACTTATGATGTTAGGAATATCATTCCACAAACAAATGGAAAATGAATCTGATGAACATTCAGAAAGGAAATATGAAGATTTAATAGATGGAATTGCTCTTGTAGGTAAAGCAGATTTATATAGACCAAAAACCCAAAGTATTGAAGATTATAAGGTTACAAGTGTGTGGACTATTATATTTGGAGACAGAATAAAGGAGTGGGAAAAGCAGCTAAATGTTTATTGTTATCAATACAGGTCAAGAGGTTTGCCTGTTGCTAAATTACAAATACATTGTATTCTTAGAGATTGGTCTGAGACACGGGCACAAAGAGAAGATGATTATCCTAAAAATAATTTTGTAACAATAAATATTCCTATCTGGTCTATTGAAGAGCAAATGGAATATATAGAACAGCAGTTAGAATTTCATAGAATGTGTCCAAAGGGGGAATGTTCTCCTGAATCTAAATGGCAAAAAGAAACTAAATGGGCTGTGATGAAAGAAGGAAGAAAATCTGCATTGAGGGTTTTGGATACAGAAGAAGATGCTATTAAATGGTGTGAGTTAAAAGGATATGGAAAAGTTATAAATAATTCTATAACATTAGGCAAAGATTTAAGTGCTAAAATTGTAGAACGTCCTGGGGAATGTACCCGATGTTTAAAATATTGTGCAGTAAGAAGTGTATGTGAATTTGCAGGAGGTTAAAATGAGATTTGGAGACTTACCCGTTGGTCACATTTTTAAGTATTGTGATTGTGATGAATATTTTCTGAAGTGTTGGGAACATAATGGCTGTAATAATGTGCATCTGAATAAGAGCCATTACAATTATGTACTTGACTTTGAGGATGTTATCGATTGTGGAACAACTTTGATTATTAGTAATACCAATGCATCACTAACTTGTGATAATGAGTTTGAGGATAATATAGATTCAGAGGGAGGAGGTTAAAAATGAATAATAAAATTAAGAAATGTTGTAAAAGAATAAAGAAAGAAATTATTCCACCAAACCAGTTTTTATATGATGCTTCTGCAGTGGAAATATTGTATAATAAATTATCCGAGTTGAATGAAGATGATTTAAGGAAAGTTCAAGAGCTTTTATCTGCTGATACACGTATACATTCTACTACTTTTTGTGGTGAAAATAGGAGATATTGCTATGATAAAACATATATTATCATTGCACATATACTGAACAACAAGTATAACATTTTGGTATCGGAGGACTTAATATGAGTGATAATGTAGAACCAGTGGTGTGGGAACTTAAAGATTTGAGGATGGCAAGGATGAACGCTCTTAATAGAGCAGTTGATTTATGTATTGCCAAGGAAATTACATTTGAAAATATAGAATCTCAAGCTGAAAAGTTTGTTGATTATATATATGATGGTGTGGAAGCTAAAGAAGAAAAGAAACCTCCTACTCCGTTAGAAAATAGAAGGATTCTGGATAAAATTTGTGGTGAATATGAAAAGGATTGTCCAGATGGATTTGTAGTAATTTATATGACTGTAGTGAAAAAAATCTTAGAACATTTTGGTAAATTACCTACAAGAGAAGAAAGTATTCCAAAAATATTAGAAGTAATCCCAATATCAGAAGTAATAGTTGAAGGAGGTTAAAATGAATAATTATGTGTTTCTAATTTGGTGTGAAGATGGAGGTTATGGATGGGGGGAAACAGGACAAACAGGTTTATGTGGAGCAGAAGGTGAAAATTTAGAAGAAGCTAAAAAGGATTTAAAGAATCAAATTCCAGGTGGTTATAAGTATCAATATTTAACCCAAGTTGGAAAACCGTTTGGTTTAACTTGGAATTTAGGAGCTAATTTATCAGATATTTTTCCAAAATCTAAAAGCAGAGAAGATTAAGGAGGGGTAAAAATGGATAAGAAAACTAAAGCTATTGTGTTCATTCAAGGATTAATTAGTAGTCGAATGAAAGATGCTTATGCAAAGAAAATCCTCGCAGCTGATGATAAGTATGAAATGGAGGAAGAACATCAGAATAAATTATATAATATTTTCTTTGGAATGAAATTTGAGTTTGAGCAGTTTTTAGATAGAAAGGGCATGAATGAATTTTGTGAACTTAGTGCTTTTTCTGAAAAGACGAGAAAAGATATAGAATCGGGAATATATAAGAAGGAGTAAAATTATGAATATATGTACTTTTATTGGTAATCTCACGAGTGACCCTGAACTATCAACTGTTGGTCAGTATGATACTGTGCTGTGTAAGTTTACTTTAGCAGTTAATACCAAGACTAAAAAGGGAGATGAAGTATTGTTTATTAAATGTTCCCTATTTGGTAAGGGTGGTGAAGTTGTTGTTAAGTATTTGAGTAAGGGAAGCCCTTTAGCTGTGAGTGGTAGATTACAAATGAATGAATATCAAGGGAAGAATTATTACAGTATTCTTGTTAATGAGTTTAAGTTTATTGGTAATAAGAATATCCCAAAGAAACAAGAACCTGAAGATGAAGTACCCTTTTAAGAGGATTAAATGAGCTATGAAAATCTTATCAATGCAAAAGATAAAGTTAAAGATGTTGCTGCTAATATCAATAAGCAGTCGATGGGACTTGAGACAGGGCTTGCCAGTTTAGATAATCAGATAAGAGGTTTAGAGAAAGGAGACTATATAATCTTAGCTGGCAGGCCAAGTATGGGAAAATCAAGTCTTGCGACTGATATAGCTCTTGCAGTAGGGAAGGTGGGAACTGTTGTTATTTTCTCATTAGAGATGAATGGTATTATTTGTCTCGAAAGGTTGATAGCAAATTTAGCAAAGGTCAACTACCATAAATTAAAATTAAATCAAGCTGTAAATGGTGAATTGAAGAAAGTTGACAGGGCTGCTCAGGAGTTATGTAAACGTAGGATATTAATAGATGATTCTTCTAAGCTTTATCCTAAGATTCTAAGAGAAAGATTAGAATATATAAAACCTAAATACGGATTAGAGTGTGTAATAATTGATTATTTGCAACTTATGACTGCTTGGAGAACAGAAGGCAGACAGATGGAGATAACAGATATAAGCAGGGAATTGAAAGCTATAACAAAAGACTTTAATATTCCTTTAGTAGCTGTAAGTCAATTAAGCAGAGCAGTAGAACAACGAACAGATAGGAAACCAAGATTATCTGATTTAAGAGAATCAGGTAGTTTGGAACAGGATGCCCATAAAATCTTACTGTTATATCGTCCTGCTTATTATGGTGAGGAAGATAGTTCTGAAGCTGAAATTATTGTGGGGAAAAATAGAAGTGGTCCTACTGGTATTGTAAAAGTTAAATGGGATTCTGAGTCAATGTCATTTCAAGATATAATTGGAGGATTCTAATGAAAACTGTTTTGAAGGAAGAATTAGAAAAAACTATAAGAAGTTTGAGTGATTATGATTTAAGATATTTAAATTCTGCCGGAGCTATACTGCAAAGGACATTGGCTAATAACTCTAAAGCATTAGAATTAAAAACATTGCCTTTCATTTTTATAGACAATTGTATTATTAGCGAAATAGATAGAAGAGGATTATGAATCAATGAGTTTTCAAGATATAATTGGAGGATTTTAAGATGAAAGATTTTATAATTAGACTTATTATAGGTTTTATTGTTGGATTTATGGTGGGTATAATTGTTTTTGTAATGTGAAAGGAGAGTTTTGATGGATAGAATAATTCCTTATATATTCTATTTATTAGCTGGGCTACATTGGGTTATAGGTACAATACTTAGTATATATTTAGTAGCGAAAGGAAACTAATGATACGAGTATCTAAAGATATGCCTTGTCCTATATGTAAGAAAGAAGATTGGTGTATGGTTTCTCCTGATGGTAAAGCAGCAATATGTCCTCGTATTCCAAGTGATAAAATTATAGGTGAATCAGGGTTTCTTCACATACTTAGCAAAGACTATAAACCTGTTAAGATTAAAAAGAAATATCAAGTACCTATAAATTGGGATGCTTTAAATACTTTCTATCAGAAAAGGTGCAATGATATAGTTTTGCAACCTTTGGTAGAAGAATTTGGTTATACTAATTTAAAACGTATGGGTATAGGCTATGATGGGGAATCCTGGACATTTCCCATGCGAAATTCAGAGGATGAAATTATAGGTGTTCAACGAAGGTTTCTTAATGGGGATAAAAGATTTGTTAAAGGAAGTAAAAATGGTTTGTTTATTCCAAGAGGATTAAATATTGCTGCCTCTGAAATATTAATATGTGAGGGTGTATCTGATACTATTGCTGCTCTTGATATGGATTTTGAAGCTATAGGTAGAGTAAGTTGTGGTACTGGTGTGCAGATGTTATGTGATTATTTCACTTATCAGGTTTCTTCTCCTAAGATTATCATTGTAGCTGATAATGATTTAGTGGGGATTCAAGGAGCTAAAAAACTTGCAGAAGCTTTAATCGCTGTAAACCGTATAGCCCATGTAATCATTCCTCCAGTTGCAGACCTAAGAGCCTGGAAAGAAAGTGGTCTTACAAAAGAAGAATTGACAGAAAAATTGGATTTAGCTCTTGACAATTTGAATGGAATATGATATAATAAAGAGATGAGAATGAAAAAACAAAACGGATTCTATTGGCATATTCACCATGATAAATTAATCGAATGGTGTTACAATTATCGGGAACGAGTATATTTTATCAAAAAGTATAAACCAAAAAACGAAATCAAAACTCGTTTAAGATTATGCCAACCAGTTAAGGGTAAACTGCCTATTGAATTTGTCAAGACATGGGAAGCCCATATTAAGACATGGGAAGCCTATGGTAAGGCATGTAATGCCCATGACAAGGCACGGAAAGCCTATTATGGTAAGGCAAAGGAAGCCTATGACAAGACAAGGATAGCCTGTAATAAGGCATGGGATGCTCGTAATAGGGCACAGGAAACTTATAACAAAGTGCGAAAAATCTACAAAGAGGAAATAGAAGCCTTACACGCAAAGGAATGTCCTAATTGTATTTGGAATGGTGAAGAGTTAAAGTTTTAGAGATGAGGTTATGATGGTTAAACAATGGGGTAAAAATCCAGAATACACATTTTATGCTTATATTAATTGGAGAGTATGGGCATTGCCTATAAGAATTGTAAAAGATAAAATACAAGATATTATTGGAAATAAACGTTCTGCTTTTTGTTTAGAAATATTTTGCTTTGGTTTTGAAATAGAAAGATGGAAATGGAGTAAATGAAAATGTGGGTATTGCCATTAATACTAATAATTGTAGTAATTATGAGTATTATTATAGTTTATGAAGCAAAAGGATTATGACTTATCAAGAGGTTCTACAATGAATACGAAAGCTAAAGGAAATAGACGGGAAAGACAAGCTAAGAAAATCCTTGAAGCGGAAGGATACTTAGTTACTAAAGCTGGTGGTAGTCTTGGAGCATTTGACCTTGTAGCTTTAACTATGGGGGAAAAATGTGCTAATCTAAATTTGGTTAAATGTATTCAAGTTAAGTCTAATCGTAAACCTGGAAAGGAGGAAATGAAACAACTATATTCAGTTACTAAACAGCTTCATAAGATAGTATCATGTGAGGTTTGGATATTTCATGACTATTATCAGGGAATAGAGATTATAGATTTAAGAGAGGAATAGAAAATGGATGATAGACATTGGGCAATAATTATATTGGCTTTCCTGGTTCTATATGTTATTGTTTGTATAAGTGGTTGTCAACAGGCATATAGAAAGCCAGAGCCGGAAAGACCCCCTACTTATTTTGAGATTCATATTGTTAAGCATCTTAATTGGATGGTTCTTGTGTCTATAGTTGGAGTAGCATTAGGTATAGCAGCTATGTTAAATGGAGCTAAATATGCTGTTCCTCTTATTGTGGGCTGCTTGGGTTCATTGGGACTAAGTATAGCTGTGGCTACTTATTCTAAGTATATAGCTATATATGCTTTTATTGTTGCTGGTGTGGTATTTATTTATAGTGTGTTCTTAAAAGATAGAGCATTGAAAGAGATTGTTACAGGTGGTGAAAACTTTAAAAGTAAATGTCTATTACCTGCTCCTACAGAAAATTATGCTGCAAAAGAAATGTTCAAAAGAGCACATAATAATGTACAATCTAAAACTACTCAGCAAATGGTGAAAAAGATTAAGGCTATAATATGAGTAAATCAGATGCAGGAAAAGGTGATACTCCCAGACCAGTTAATAAAAAGAAATATGATGAAGGGTATATACGGATATTTGGTCAGACATGTCCTAATTGTGAGGGATTAGGGATAGAAAGATTATATCCTCCATCTGCAATTATTGATGAAGATGTATATGTTTATTGTAGTAAATGTAATGGTAAAGGTAAAGTATATGATGTTAAGCCTACAGCTTAATCATCATTGTGTGAAACACAAGATATTAATAAGTTGAAAGGGGAATGATTATGGTTACTGTAATTGTATGTTTAGGCATTGGCTACTTGTTGTCAATAGTGACGTGGCCGTTGGTAAAGAAAGTCTTGCGATTGTAAACCGGTGTGGAGAAAAGGATGCTATGTAAGGCACGGATGCCTTTTAGGTTTTCTTATGAAAAGATACAAATATAAAGACTATAAATGTGCTTGCAATGGTTCCTGGTGTGAGGGATTATGCAGGGATGAACACTTGAATAGAAAAAGAAAGTTTGGAAATAGGTGTCCTGCTGCCTATAAAGATAGGAGAAGGAATGACAGATAAAGAAATACAAGATGAGATGATGAAAGATATGGGATTAAAACATGATGATGATAAACTTCGTATGGATTTAATTCCTGTAGATGCTTTAATAGGTTTATCCCAAGCACTTGCACATGGGGCTAAAGAGTATACTCCTTATAATTGGGCTAAAGGGATAAAATGGAGTAAAATATATGCGGCTGTTTTGAGACATTTAACTGCATGGTATCAAGGGGAAGATATAGACCCTGATTCTGGCCTATTACATATAGACCATGCCCTTTGTAATCTCGCTTTTCTTAGCACATATTCAAAACATAAGAAATATGATGGCTTTGATAATAGACCTATAAAGGAATTTATAGATGAAAAATAAAATACGTATATATTTATCTCACTATATTCGTGGTCCTAAAAATGTAGATGCTACAGATGAGGATATGGGAAAAAACATTGAAGCAGCTATTAAACTTGGTGAACAACTAAAAGCATACTTTCTTGATTGGCATAGACAAGATGGATTGCCAGAGATATATTTATATGTACCTGCTGAACATGATGAGTTTGTAATTACTGCTTATAAGAGAGGGTTTATTAGTGAGACAGAAATATTAGCTGTGGATTGTGATATTATAAGTAAATGTGATATATTATTAGCCTGGAAAGACCCTACTCAAAGTAGGGGCATGATAGTGGAAGTGGAACACGCTGATAAGATGGGGATTCCTATACTTAATTTCTTGGAATTAGACAAGCTTGTATTGTTTACTCTAAAAAGAGTGATAAAAGAAATTGCTCATGGAACGTGATATACCAAAAAAATATAGAAAATTGTACCAAAAAGCTGTTTCTGGACGCAGTAGGAAGGCTGCTATACGTAGTTTCTGTTTAGAATGTGTGGGGTATATAGAGAAAGAAGTGCCTATTTGTACTGATGGGGCTTGCCCACTATATAAATATAGATTAAAAGGATGAGCAAGCGTAGAAGAAAACAAGAGTTAATGGGCTTATACAAACAGGCGGTAGACCAGTGCTGTAATCCTGATTGCAGCTTTGGCTATGGATTAGAAACTCACCATATCATTCCTATTGCTAAAGATGGATTAGATGAATTTGTTAATTATATAATTTTGTGTGCTGGTTGCCATAAAATAAGGGGCATTCACTCCAGATATAGTAAGACACAGATAGAACTTCTAACCTATAAGTTTTATATAGAAAAGATGAGATTTGGTTGCTGTTCTGATGATGTGGATTATGAGGTTTTTAAAGGCATTTTGAAGAAATATGTAAACTTTAAGAAATCTGTGAAAGCAAATGATAAAAATTGATTTTGGAGGATTCTTCCCCCTTTAAAGTGGGGGTCTGAGGCTTAATTTATTGAGTCTATGACTCAATTATCATTGTGCAAAGCACAAGATGTGGAGGATGATATGAGTGAAATACCTTGTGATAGCTGTAATAATGAGGCAGATTGTATACCAAGGGTGTCGCGCCAAGCGGAAATCCTGCAAGGATTATGTAGGGATGGAGCGGAGCCAAAGCGCGAAGAGGGGGCAATTTGGTGTGCTTGTACCGAATGCACAGAGCGCCGTGAGCAATTAAAGCAACATCAGCAAGCCCTGAAAGGCGGTGGAAAATGACCAATGAACTTAGCCAAGCTCTAAAAGGAGGATGATATGGAAACGGATTATACAAATATGATTAGAGAAGCCTTTGCTGGATTAAAGGATTGCGATTATAAAGATAGGATGTATGAGCTTTGTAATGAATTTGATAAACTCAAAGCTGAGAATGAAAGATTACAATTAAGGTTTGAAGTTATCACTGAAGTTGCTGATAAGCGTGGAATAGCAACACAAGAAGCTATAGAAATATTGCAACAGGTATTGATAGGAGAAACTGATGTTGAATCTAAATAAACTTACTAAAAAAGAAATACTTGCTTTGTATAACTATAAATGCAATCACGGACACAATGGTATAGCACATTATAACTGCTATCTAAAAGAAGAGAAAGTACCCGAAAGGGTGGGGTTTCTTGATATTGAGACAAGTAATCTGAAAGCTAACTTTGGTATTATACTCAGCTATTGTATCCTGGATGGAGACACTAATAATATATTTAGTAGCGTAGTTACTAAAAGGGATTTACGTGCAAGCAGATTAGATAAAAGGGTGGTACAGAATTGTATTAAGGATATGAAAAAGTTTGATAGAGTGGTAGGTCATTATTCAACAAAGTTTGACCTCCCATTTATAAGAACCAGAGCTTTATACTGGAACTTAGAATTTCCAGGCTATAAAGAAATCAATCACACTGATACTTACTATCTGGCTAAGAGATTACTTTGTTTACATTCTAATAGGCAAGGGTGTGTAGCTGAGGCTATAAGTAGAACTAATATAAAAACAAGGATTGACCCTGGGCATTGGATTGGTGCATTGCAGGGGAATAAGGAAAACCTTGATTACATTCTTCACCACAATAAATGTGATGTTAAACAGTTGAGGGGTAACTATAGGAAATTAATTAAGTATTCAGTATTAAGGAATGTAAGTATTTAAGGGGGTTAAGATGCTTGATGTTATGAAGATATATTTGTTGCTTGAAAGGAACGGGGAAACACTTACAGGTATATTAGCATTTGAAGAAGAATATATGGCTTATGATGAGATGAATAATTTAGCAAAGACAAATTCCAAGGGAAATTATGCGATAATTCCTATGGATTATATTACTAAAAAAAGGAAAAGAGCTAAGAAAGTAGATAAAACTCTCACAGAACTTATAACAGAAAGTGTGCCAGATGCTCATAGACCACCAAGAACAATGCGTGGACCATTATATCAGGCAAGTCCCTGGGCACAGTACCAGAGTCCCTGGGCATTGGATTCCAATGAACCTGCTTAAATATTTTAATCCTCCTTTTTGCCCTGGTAACTTGCCACTGCCAGGGCTTTTTTATTTGTTCAACATTGTCTGCAGGGTAATCAAGTCCTCAACATTTGCTTTATCAACAATGTTTTCTCTGGCTTGTTTCTTAGCTTTATCTACGGCCTCTAATATAACTTCTCTTTTGGCTGTATCATCAAGGCTTCTATATATATTGTGATTTAATATCATAGGCAATAGTTTGTTAAGATAGCTCTTAGCCATAGTTTGATATTCTTTATACCTATCATCATTAAGAAACCAGTTCGTTGCTATTCTTCTACTGAAACCAGGGAAGGAATTTTCATTTATGTATAATCTTTCTAACTCAGTTCTGGTATTACTTGGTAAATTTAGATAAAGTCTGGATGCAGACTTCCTTTGTTCTATAGCCATTCTATCCAAGAAAGCTACATTCTCTCTTTCAGATTTAGTTTTTATTTCCTGCATTTCAATCTGAGGTCTTATTTGACGTAATAATTTCTGAGCATCCGAACCAATATCATCCCACCTTTGTCCAAATACTTCCCTTGCATAACCATCTTTTACTAACCGAGATTGTTTCCCTGGGGATATGGGGTATGTTTGTACTCCGATACCATGAAATGCCAATGGTGCTGCTATTGCTCCCCCTACTAATCCTTGATGATATAAAGCTTCAGATGTATCTCTAATAGAGAAGGGAACAAATAAATTCCAGAACTCTCTCATAATAGTGTCCTGGTCAAATTCAACAGGCTTTCCTTCAAAAGTTCTACGAGTAAATATATCTGATACTAAACCACCAATGGGGGAAAGTTTTCCTCTAACAAATTGAGTAATAACTTCTCTTGCATCCACTCCATAAATTACCCCTGTATCAGAAGCTTTTCTTTCTCCTGTTATAAGTTGAGTAACAAGACGAGCAAGGGGGCTAAAACCTCCCCAAAAATCTATTCTGGTATCTCCATATCTAATCTTCCCAAAGTCAGAGCTACGTGGGTCTTTCTCTATACTAACACCAGGAATAAGAGACATTAAATATAATGCTAATAAACCCCCACCTACGAATGATGCAGCTTCAGCCCACATTATCTTTCCTATATTTCTTAGCTTTGTAGGAGAGGCTAAATCCATAGGATGAACTATAAGAGATTTGGTAAAACGTGGGGCAAAGAACACCGCGTTGAGAGCAGGAGCATAAGCACCAAATTTCTTTAGTTTAGGTCTACCTGTAGAATTATTAATGAAATCAGCTAATTGGTCATACCAAATATCAGGTTGATTCTGACCTTCGGCTTGTTCACAATAGTAACTCCAAATATCATTTCTTAATTTATTTCCCCCAATAGCATAAGCAGCAGCACTTCTTTTTACTAAAGGTCCAATGTAAGGAATCTTCTGAGCATAGTCAGACATATATGGTTCGGGTCTTTCCAAGAAGGTTCTTGATGCCCCTTCCCATTCTACCCAATCTAATTTATGTTGTTGGCCTTTGCCGAAATATGGCCCTGTCTTAATAGTATTTTCTAATTGGTGAGAAGCCGCTTCTACATTAGGGGAAAAGAAGCTTTTATAAGCAGCCCCAACACTCTTCCCCCATATAACAGGATGCCTTGGCAGCCATCGAATACCCTGTCTGCCAGGATAGGATACATCTACACTTGCACATAAAGTTCTTGGAAGGTTGGTTATCTCCCCAAATATTCTATGAGCTTTTATTGATGCAGATTGTAACTTCATTAAATCCTTGGCAAATGTTTCTCCAAATTGTTTCTCAAGTAAGCTAATTTCATGTTGAGTAGGCATATCTTGAGCAAGTAATTTTAATAATGCTCGCTCACAATCTACTTTATCAAAGAAATTTAAATCAGGATTATCACGAATCTGGTAACGTAAATCATTTTGTTCCTCTAAAGTAAAGTCCTCTCTAAAAGAAAGCAAACCTTTGGGTAATTTACCTTTCAGTCTGTATAATGCCTGCCATAAAGCTTCAGGTGTGTTCCTTCTATATGCTTCCTCGGCTTCCCCTACTCTCCTTCCTAATTCTTCTCTACGTTCTGTTCTAACTTTAGCTTGTTCAGCAGGAGATAATCTTCTTGCTTCCTTTATAACCCTGCTTAATTTATCTTGGGGGGATTCAATATCAACTTCCTCTAAAGGAATACCAATAAAACCTTCAGCAGTTTCTATTCCATGAGGAAGTTCTATATCTTCAATAGGAATAATGGGTTGAGTAGTTTCAGTTGGGGCTATAATTCTACCACCAGCACCAAGTATGCCACCAGCAACCATACCACCTAATCCAGCTTGTCCTACCCTTTTACCTAATTCTTCAATAGAAGGTAGAGGTTTGCCATGCAGGGATGGTACTAAAGCACTTACTGTTTCTTGTAAAGCTTCCTCAATTCCTTCATTAATAGATAATTGAAATACATCTAATCCAAACTTACCAGCTTGCTTACCTAATTTCTTCCAGGCTTTCTGTCTTGCTAAAGTAGCTACTTGTTTAAATGTTCCTCTACCTCCACCTTTAGCAAATCTAAATAATCTATGAATCTGCATTTGTTCTAATGCACCATTAATAGTACCTACCAGCAATCTCTCTAATTCTGCTTGTCTCTCAGATGCACCTGTTTCCAATGCAGTTCTATAAGCATCCTCTCCTTCCGCTGCAAACCCTACAGTAAATGCAGCCCAAGGTGTACCTGTTAGTAATGTAGCTCCAGTAGCAGCAGCCATATATGGCAATGCTCTACCTACAGCATTAGCAACAAAACCTTTAACTCCTCCTTTTTGCCCTGGGGCATAAGCTGGTTCATGTGCTTTATGATATAATTGTCTTGCCCACTTATCTAATATTCCTTCTTCGGGTGGTTTTATTACAATTCTTCCACGTTTCTCAGTTTCTATCTCATCAATAAGTCTCGTTGTCTGAGGAAAGAATTTACCTAATAGACCACTAAGACCACCAGCAACCTGCATACTACCACCGGCAATAGCTCTGCCTAATTCACCGTGAAAGGATTCATATTGACGTGGAGTAAATTCAGGCATAGCAGTGACAGGTTTGGATATTAATTCTGTTCCTTCTTCCCACCAGCTTTCCGGCTCAACTAAAGTGGTATTTTTCTCATACCATTCAGGCATTATACTTTCCTTCTTAGTTTACCAACAGGGTCACGAAATAAAGTTCCACTTGGAAGTGCATTTAATTCAGTTTCACTTTTAGGTTCAGGGATTGTTGGAGATTCAGTTGGTTGTTCCATTGTTTCAGCAGGTACATTATATTGTGCCATCATTTGTTCTAAAGGAGATTGTTCCCTTTGCTGAGGTAAGCCCCTATAACCATAATGTTGTAAATCGAGATTTCTTAAAGCTTCTTGTTTTTGTCTTTCAGTTAAATCAGTAGCTTTTTCTACCGTTTTTCTTGCAGCTTTATACTCTGCTCTATCTTTCATTTCCTCTTCTATATCCTGCATCTTCCTCATTTTATGGCGAAGTTCAGTTAATTCAAAATCATTCTGAGAGCGTATTTGTAGCTTTTGCATCTCCCAAACATGGGCTTGCTGCTGAGTTTTTAAGGACAAATCAGCACGAAATCTTAACATTTCTTTCTGTTGCTGTCTGGCCCGTTGTGCTTCAGCAGCACGATAGGCCATACCTGCTAACCGTTCTCTCCTTTCAGCACCACGTCTTTCAGCAATGGATTCTCCTGCCAGTTTAGCTAATTGTCCTATTGCTTTATATGGGGTATAACTAACTCTGATTGCCATAATTTATCCTTATCATCAAGATATTAAATCAGATTCTACTATAATATCTTTTTCAAGTTTTTGGAAGCGAGATTGTCTAACAGATTCTATCACATAATCAATTATATCTTGTTTAAAAGCAGGAATATCCCACCAGATTTCCTGAAGTTCTTCTATATATTTATCTGGAATATTAAATTCTATTTTCATTTATGTGGCTTCTCCCAATTTATTAGAAGTGTAAGATAAGCAAATCCCATGTAATTCTGCATCTGCACTTAGGGTATCATTAGCATCTGCTCCTAATCTTTTTATTCTTAGAAACAAACAAATATCCGATGAACTTGGTACATCAACACCAGTTATTTCACTTATGATAAAACCTTCGGCTGTTGCAGAACTGGCAAAAGTACCTGATAAAGTTTCTTGTGCAGCAGCAGTGCTTTCTTCATTGGCACTACGCCATAAATATTCTGCTTGCCATACTGCATTTTTTTCTGTAGCAGTAGACGACCAACCTATTTTTATACTTGGAGCTACAGATATATCCATGTCTTGAGGAACAGGAATATGTGCAACTATAGTATCATCTGTTCCATCTGTAAATTGCCAGGAACCTGCAATACCATGGTCTACAAAAACAGCAGGTTTCGTAGGTGGGTCTTTAACTGCATTAGCTCCCAACCACAAACTCTTTTTTACTCTTGCAGTTCCAGCAAGATTTATTTCTCCATCTGGTTTTATTTCTGTATGATTAGAAGCATCCCCAATTTTTGTACTACCTGTACCTACCTCGTCAGAATCAAGTATTAAATCAGTTCCATCATAGTAAATTCTTGCATCATAGCCACTGCCACAAACAAAACCATACCCATCAGAAACAATGCGAAGGTCTACATAACTTGTAATATAAGTTGAAGTAAAATATAGTTTACTAACTGAAAGACGGTCAATTAGTAAATAATTTGAGAATTGCAAACGAGCAATACCATTGGCATCTATAAACGCTTTAAGATAGTTACCACTTTTATCATCAAAGCCATTTATTTGAAATGCTGAAACATCACTTGTCTGTGGTATAAGCAGTTGACTACCAATTCTACCACCACCAACAACATCTAACTTATAGGCCGGAGTAGAAGTTCCTACTCCTAAACGTGATTGATGTAAACGCATCCCTTCTTCCAGACCAGAGGCATCATTAAAATTATAAAATACTAAATCTGCATAATCAGAATCAACACCAAAATTACTCCATACATTTTCTATCCTACCTGTTAAAGTAGAATCACCATCATCCCTTTCAATATAAAAATCTATACCTATACCATCCTTTGCTACTGCTGCATCAGTAGTTACTCTTTCCAAGCGTAACATTTCTACAGCGGAAATGGTACTTGCAGAATTAACTTTAGCATGAAGAGGAGCTAATGGAAATGTACCAGTTCCAATAAACTCTTCTACGAATAAGGCACTTATAACGTATATAGTCCCAACAACGTGAAGTGCTGTGGATGGAGTCACAGTTCCAATGCCAACTTTACACCCCATAATTTCCAAGTAATCATTAGTATCATCGAAAGTCATTCCTGGGCCAACAGGTGTTGCTATACTTCCACCATCAGACATAAGAATATTGGATGTTAAACTTATGGTATCTATAGTAGCGGTATTGACAGTAAGTGCAGATACAGTAGCTTGATAAATAGTAGCAGTATTAGTAGTTAAAGCAGATATAGTTGCAGAAGAAACTGTTACTCCTAAAAATGTAGGTATAGATTCCGTGCCAAGTTTTTGAGAAGCTAATATCTGTATAGCTCTACGTACTGACCTATCACAGTTTTTAGGTGTGGGGATTAGACGCATTTGTTACCAACCTCCAGTATACCCATAATCTTGGAATGATTGACGTACTGGACCAACAGTAGGTTTCTTTGGAAGTTGTGGCTTTTTCCCACCTGGGTAATACTCAGAAGGAATCTTCCAATCTTTCCAACCTTCTCCTGCTGTCGGGGCTGCGGCAGCTTTTGGTTTTTGTAAACCTTCTAAATATGTTTTATAGCTATATGTATAACCACCACCAGGCATAGGATATGGTCCCCCTCTACCTGCGGACAAAGCACCTGTTGGGGCTGCCGCTTGGGCAGGTGCTTCCATCATACCAGAAGAAGGAAAATCTTCCTCGAACCTTCGGTGTGTGCCGCCCCCCATTGATATAAAGCCCCCGCCGCCTCCTCCTCTTTGGGCGGCAGCTTGGGCTAAAGTAGCCATAGCACCATAATCGGGGTAGACATCTTCTCGTCTTTCAATAAGACCGGCTTGACCCAACTGAGCTTGAGATAGTCTTTCCATCAAAACATCTTCAAGTCTTAGTCTTGATGGTTCGCCCACTTCAGATTCCCACTTCTTTTCCAAACCTGCTGTAGTAGTAGTACCATGTAAACCAGAGGAAACCAGCTCTTGTCTCTGCTGACCTACAGTTCTAAGTTTTTTCTTCTCAAGTTCAGCCAGTGATTTAGTTTCAAAAGCACCCCCAGGTCTATATCTACTTACTATCTCATCATAGATTGCCATAGCCTGTTCATATCGTTTTAGATTAGCTGCTTTTGCAGATTCAGCCTGAGTGCTAAATTGTTCTAATAATTGTTCAAATGTATCTGCCATTATCGTACTCTTCCTACGCCTTTAATATTTGCAATAAGTTTTTCTAATGCCCATGTTTCTGTATCAATAGAATTAACTGCCAGTATTCCAAAGTAAGCTCCTCTTAATTTAGTTCTTATTCTTGGATGTCTACCAGCACTTGTCAATGCTATAGTCATAAAAGCAGAAGCTCCATCTCCTATATCTTCTAAGATAAGTTCAGGATTATCCCCTTTAAATAGTCTAATCTCCAATGTATCTGTGTCACCGTAAGTTCCACCAGATGCACCACCAGCGGTTATAGGTGTTAGACTTAAAAGCTTTCCTTCTCTCTCAGCATCCTCGCCTAATTGTTGAACAGGCATAGCACAATAACTGTGTATAGCAGTATTAACTGCACCTTTATCATCATCCTTGGATGTCCCATCATATTTTCTTATATAACCATCATAGCTTCCAGCCAATAAGGTTCTGTAAGCATCGTCGTCAGCATCATAAGAGAACAAACTGTATATCCCACACTGTGTAGGATAAGTTTCAGGGAAGAAACCTTTGGTATCTAAACTATAAAAGTAATTAGTATTAGTTCCATCAGCTAATAATGTTCTACATATTAATATTCCATTATTAATTCTATCATAACCTAATACTACCCTATGTAGAGAAGAATCAAGTTCCCATTCACTTACAAAGTTGGGTATAGCCCCCTGGCTTAAACCTATAATTTCTCTATAAGGAGGAGCAAGAGTATATATTCCATTAATACCTACTATATATATATTACCAGCATCATCTATACACCAGGATTTAGCTCCAAATATACCAGTAGGAGAACTTATCTTATCTAAGGAACCACCTGCTACAGGGTCACCTTCCAATAACCACATAGAATCTGCACAGCCAAAGATTAAGTAATCATCCCCAATAGGAATAAGAGCTTTTACAACGTCTCCTATTTCTCCTACATCTGCATTTTGTCCAGCTACAGGAGACTGTGGGTCAATTGCTGTATATTGCCAATCAAAAGGATTCCCTTGTCTTGACATATACCATTGGTGAGGATATTGTTGATTACCTGATAATACAAATCTTCCTCTATATAAACACCCCAAGGTAGCCCAACTTGGCATAGTTCCATAAGTGTTAGTATCTCCAGCATAAGGATTCCAATCATACCAATGTGGTCCTGCAACTTCATCCGCATTTAATGTAAATGAAACACTACCAGCAGCATTAGTTACAACATCTGTATCTACAAAAGTATCAGTTGTAATTCTTTGACCATACACATAGGCATCACCATCAGCAGCAGATATAAAACTTAATACCATTTCTGCTCCTGATGTTCCCCCTACTAATATAATCCCTCTTTCTGGGGTAAATTTGGTAGCAGGTTTTATATCAGTAGTATGTATTTTTACATTTCCAAAATCAGCTACTTTAAAAGTGGTATCATTTGCTATAAATACATTTTGGTATCCTTCAAACATAGAAAGAGGAACAGTAGTAGCAACTTCTCCCGCAGAAGCAGCAAGTTGTATCATACTACCAGCAGAATCTTCATACCAAATTGAATCAAAAGCAGCAGCCACTAATTGTTTTTGATAGACTTTATCTGTTGGTGCTCCTCCACCTACTCCATAAGTTTCAAAAACAAAGTCAATCCCAGATGAAGTAGTCCAAGAGGAACCAGTATCAGTGCTGCTTTCATAGTTTCCTCCGGTATATGCACCAGCACTATTACGTCTCCAACCTGCTGTATGTGCAGGGTCAGGAGCACAACGAATTACTATAGCATACTTTGTCCCTGAAGTAAGTCCATAAGAAGAACCAAAGGTAATTTCTCTCCACTCTCCAGAAGTTCCCCCTGTCAGAGTATTCCCATCGGTAGTTCCACTGGTTAAATCTGCACCTGTGGGATGTCCACTACCATCAACTGCTCTAATACTAACTGTAATAGTATTTGGATTTCCTGTTCTATAAAGCTTTAATTTAACACTGGAAATATTGTAGGAAATAGAGGCAGTAAATGTTTGTGCAAACCAAGTGGTATCTGTAAAATCTGAACCACCATTATCCCCTGTAATATAGTAATCTACAGCAGCCATATTATACCACCGTTCCTACTGAACACATATTAACAATTGCAGCTTGCAATAAGTCGCCATCACCCCACTTATCCAAACCAGGTCTTTGTCCTATACGTATACGATTTTCTAATACATCACGGGGACGTACATTATTCATATAACCACTTGTTAAATTAGGATTCTTATCAAAGGTCATTCCCTTGAATATGCCTTTGATTGGTAAAAGAACCTCTACAACAGGCATATTATCTCCTATATTCTAATATAACTCCATCATTATCATGTCCACCCCAAAAGTGCAATAGATTTAAATTAGAAACAGGCACTCTAATATAACTAAAGTTCCAATTACTTATCAAAGGAATGGCAATTGCTATTCCTTTGGAAGAGCTTACAGCACTACTAAAGCTCATAGTTATTGGGTGAGTATTACTTATAGCTCCTTGCACAAATACTTCCTTACATTCTACAGTAGAACAAACTGCATAATTGCTTGCTATAAGAAGCTGTTCACTACCACCTGAATTAGATACTAAATCGGATGGAGTATTTCCATACAAAGTCATATCTTAATCCTCCTTAGACTACAAATGCACTAATTGAACTAAACGTAGGAGCACTTGTTGAAGCTGCAGTATTAACTAACCAACTACACGAATTATGAGCTTGATTACTCGTAGTTGCTATGATAAGACAGTTAGTTGCAAACCTAAGTCCAGGTGTACTACAAAAAGCAGATAAAGTACCTAATGCAGTAATCTTGGCACAAGCAAGAACTATACCATCTGCATTTTCATAGATAACCTGTATAGATGTACTATTAGCAGCATCCGCAGGTATCATGTTATTTAATTCATTGCCTATATTAGCAATTGACATTTTCAATCCTCCAATTAATCGGTTGTGTATGTTACGTTGTTTATTCTATATGAACCTCTATGAATATCCCATGGGGATAAACCACGGCCAGGAGCGTTCATACCCAATGTTTTTGCTTTCTTTTGATTATCATTAAAGATAGTTTGCATTAATAATTCTTTCGACTTTTGTTCTTGAACTCCTAAATTCTCATCCTGATAACTTTCCGCTTCAGCTAAACAAATAGCTTTAAGACATTCAGATATATCTTGTCCTCCTATTGGAATATCATTATCACCCTCTAATTTCTCTACAAGTATCTTATAACAATAATGCAAAGTATATGCCGAATCAAAAGTAGGATAGAAAATAGCCTCCCACTTTTGCCCTGCTTCTTTGGAATAATGACCAGGACGAACAGCAAAATATTCAGCATATTGATTATATGAACTAACAGCCCTCATATCTATGATTTGATTAGCACTTCTCTCTTCTATTGGAGCGTATGCAGTATCAGAACTGTATTGAAAAGTATTGCTCAGAAGATTACCAAAATTATTTGGCAATTCATATTCCCAAGTACCGGATACAGTAATAATTCTATCATATCTTTTGAGAAAGGACCAAGTATTGGGATTTGAATTTAGGAATCTTCGATACGCAGAATTAACTATTCTTTTAGCATCAGCTAAATCATCTGTACCTGGACCGGATGAACCGTAAGTACCAAGGAATCGAGACACTTCATTGTATAAATCAGAAAAAACTAATTCTAAACTTGCCACAATTAATCCTCCATAAGATAAAGGGCCAAGTGTGTACATCACTCAGCCCTCGAAAGGAAACAGAAAAATTTTGGATAATTTTTATCCAAAGTTATTGTATTTCCTCAAATATCCAATAGCTCTTATTAAGTTACTTATATGTTCTTTAGCAAAACCTATTGTGCTATTACAATTACCACAAAGTAACCCTCTAATTTTTCCAGTTTTATGATTATGGTCAATACATAATCTCTTGTCTAATTCAGATTGATGTATTTTACAAATAGCACAACATCCATCCTGTTCCTTAAATAATCTAATCCAAGCTTCCTTCCTTTGTTTAAAAGGTATTTCAGACTTACTACAATAAAAATTCTCTTCATTCCATTTCTTATTTCGTTTCAGAACTTTTTCCTTATTCTTTTTATAATATCCTTGTTTCTCTTTTATTCTTGGTCCTTGTTTTCTGGAACGCTTTTTACAACATTCTTTACATTGATTCTTATATCCATCTTTTACAATCTTATCTTCATAAAAATCTTTTATGGCTAAAAGTTTGCCACAATCAATACATATTCTCAAACATGACATAGCCATTCTTTATTAATCCTTACCACACTCTTTTGTATTTTCATCTATAAAATTTCTAACAGCTTCCAAAGCTTGGCTGATAATAGCATGGGTTTGCCTATCAGCAGTTATTTTACCTGTAGCCTGTTCCAGTATTTGTAATGCTTTATTGACATCCATTATTCTTTTCCTTTAGTTTTTAAATAATAATCTCTATTCACCCTTCCATAAAAGTGCTTATGATTGAAACTTTCTAAGTCATGCAAAGTCCAAGCAGGTCTGAATATGGAAGCATCCAGTTTTAACCTCGACGATGTAGATTTATTTTTTCGCTTGGTTGACACTTCTTTTCTCCATTACCTAAAATCTTTTCTACATCTCTTATTGCTTGAACTAAACCAACAAGTTCCAATGGTTCTAAAGATACTTTATGGTCTGGCCCTTCCATATCTTTACTAAGGGTTATATGTTTCTCAATTACTTCTGCTCCCAATGCTGCTGCTACCACAGGAACAATAGTACCTAAAGTATGGTCGGATAATCCTACTGAACATCCTAATTTCCATTTAATATTTCGCATAGCTTTTAAATTCACATCTTCAAATGGAGTAGGATAAGAAGAAACACAGTGTAATACTATAGTTCTATCTACTTCTAATATGTCAAGAGCATTATCTATCTCTTCTAAAGTTGACATTCCTGAAGAAAGAATAAATCTACCAAATTTGTCTTTAGCATATTCAAGATATTCTTCATCAATTATTTTACCAGATGGAATCTTTAAAGTTAATGCTGTAGACGGTTTTCCAACATTTGTCCAACAACCAAAACTATTTACATAATTTAGACTCTCTAACCCAAATGCAGAACAAAGAAAATGTATCCCAACTTCTTTACAATAATTTCGTATTTTATAAAATTGGCAGGGGGAAAACCAGTATTGTTCTATCTTATTCCATACTTCGGGAACTTCCTCTTTAAAAAATAATTGAAATTTCACAGCATCACACTTGGCCGCTACAGCAGTATCTACAAGTTGCTTTGCAAGTTTCATAGAACCATTATGATTAATTCCTGCTTCCGCTATTACATATATCTGTTTCATCTTCTTATTATATCTCCTGCTCTAATTATTGAATCAAATGGAATCTCTACATTGTTATACAACATTGCTCTGCTTCCTATAAATGTTCTATCCTTTACTACACATTGACCATTCACTATTGCTCCGGTACTTATATGACTGAAGTTCCCTATCTTAGATTCATGTTCTATTATAGTTCCAGTATTTATAATACAACATTTACCTATTCTCACATCTGCTCCAATGGAAGCATTGTGCATTACAACTGTACCAGCCCCAATCTTGGCAGTAGGAGATACATAAGCCCTCGGTGATATTACTGTCATTGGGGTAATACCAAATTCTTTTAATTTATTGTAAATCCATATTCTTGGATTGGGTGTTTTTATCTGTCCTACTGTTATAAAGAATCTATCATACTTATCTGTCAATTCTTTCCATTGTTCATCAGTGAGTTTTCTTGTATCTTTGATTATCTCACCAATCTTAATCTCACCTTGGAAGGTAACAGAGTAATCCCTAAAGTTTCTAAATATATCTATTACAGCTTTACAATGTCCACCACCACCAAGGAGGACTACTTTCTTGCTTTTATTTTCAGATTGCATTTTCCATTTCCTTTCACATCAACGGTACAATTATACCCCAATTCATCAAATAAAGCAGGATACATTACTTCACAATGTTCACAATATCTTTTATACTTATCCTTACCTAAAATCCTACAACTTGGACAGTCTTTCATTTCAAGAGTAAATGTATTTAATCTTTGTTTTGTTTCATCTATAAATATGTGCAAACAATAATCTGCATTTTCTTCCTGCAAAACTTTATCCCAATATTGAGCACAACCCCATATATCTTTTTCTTTTACTAATTCTTTTAAATCAGCAAGAAGAATATCTTTAGCTTTAATCCAAAATCTTATAAGGTAATCTGGTAAATTTTTTTCTCCTATATCAAACTGGTCATACAAATTACCAATAGTTTTAAAGGTAAGATTATAAAACTTCACAAACTCAGGCGTTACTGCACTCATTTTCTGTCTCCTTAACACATAGTACATTTACTTTTAGATTTTGCAAAGAACACCAAATCTGTAACAGGAAACTCTATCTCATCATTTACATCAGGAAATTCATTATTTATTCTAACTGATTTCTTTCTTAACCATCTTTTAATTTCAGAATTACTTGGAGGGTAAGTACAAGGTTTCTCTTTACTCATTGGCAATCTACCAAATATCTTTAGATTTTTTAAATATCTAAGAGCAATCATAAAGTACAGTTCCTACACAGTTTCAATTCGTTATATTTCCCATCTAACAGCATCCGACGATATTCATTAATCTTACTCCCACTCCAAATATCCATAAGAGTTTGATTATTAATATCCCCCACTATCATAAATCTGTCCCAATCAGAACAACAAGCTGTAACTTTCCCATCCCAATCTACACTTAACTTTGTAAATAATTCAGGACAGTTTGGAGTGTCCTTTCTTTTACCATCCTTAAATAAAACTTTTGTTTTTCCTATTTCTACTTTATCACAAATGTCTATAACTAAATCTTTAAAGTTTTTAATATCCATTTCATTTTCAGTGGTAATAGTTGTACCAATTTGAATGAATGGAAGCTTTCGTTTATGTCTATATAGATATAAGTTTCTTATATTATCAATCAACTCTCCAAAGAAATCCTCTCCTCTCCACTTCTTATATTCATACCTGTCTGTACCTTGGAAACTAAACTTAATACTATCCAATGAACTGTGAACTATAGTGGTTATAAAATTACTATCTATATAAAATCCATTAGTGTTTAAATGAACCAGCAAATTATAGCCTTTAGCCAAATCTATATATCTTGTAAGATAAGGGTGAAGTAAAGGTTCCCCCCACCTTACAAAGCGTAGAGCAGTATTGTAAGCTGCTGCTTCTCTAAGAATCCTTATGAAAGTATCAAGTCTCATAAAACTTTCTGGTCTGGTTATTTTACCACAACCAGTGGGACACATCTTACAATTGAAGTTACATAGGTTACATAACTCTACGTCAAGTAACAAGGGAAATTCAGGCAGTCTATCAAACTTCTCTTGATTAGTTCCTTCATTACATTTCTTATAAATCTGGTTGAATGGGTTTATCCTCATTTACCATTCTCCTCTTCAAAACTAATTCTGCAACCTTTAAATCGAACTTATCATCTATATCTATACAATCATCATGATTCATTAAGTATGGTCTTATATCACATTCCCACCAATCTAAATTCTTATAAGCTACATCATATTTTAAAATATAAATATACCCATTTATTTGGTAAGATTTACGAATCTGTTGACTTTGTTTATTACGAAGATTTTTAGGCATCCAATCCTTTAAAGCATAGGGGCTATCAAAATGAAAAGGAATTGACTTACAAATACCTGCCGGAACTCTTGATGGTATCAAACTAATTAATACTTCACAATTCCAATCCAATATTAATTTAGCTGCTGCTTTTATTGTATCTGGTCTAAGTAAAGGACAAGTAGGTTCTATTATCTGCACATAATCATACTTCCGACTTGGGCTATTAATAAGATAATCTTCCAACGCATCTTGTATTGTAGAATTATCCTTTGCTAATCTTTCCGGTCTAACTACTGCTGAAGCTCCATGCTTGCAAGCAATTGAAGATATTTCCCTATCATTGGTAGAAACTACAATATGGTCAAAAACACCAGAATCTATTGCAGCTTTAATTCCCCAAGTAAGTAATGGTTTATCTAAAAGAATCTTTTTGTTCTTATCAGGGAATCTCTTACTGCCTTTTCTTGCTGGTATAAAAGCCAAGAATTTTTTATTTCTTAACATACGGCCTCCATTCCATCACCGAGGTCCCTATTTAAATTTCTAAATGGGTTCCACCATCTATATTGATATTTAACAATAGACCTCGTTACTTTTCCACATTTAAGTTTTTTTTCCTTATACAAAGAGCGTCTTTCTAACCCACACTTAGTGCATACTTCATGAGTTTCATTTGGATTTTCAAAATGTAAATTCTTCCATCTATGAGGAGTTCCTTTATGTTCTCCTCTATAACAATATTCTTCACGATTTTCTATTTGCTTACAGTTTCCTTTATTACCCATTTTCCATTTACCTTTTCAAAAATATTCCTATTCCAAAATTTCTCTACTATACTCCAAAATTCCTCTTCTGTATAACCTGTAAAATTAAGAAAATCCTGTAATATTTTAGGGTCTAATTTATGGTCATGTTCCTCAATAAGTTTTCTACCTTTTTCCTTTTTAATAAATTTATCTCTTATCCAATATCCAACCACGTCTGTAGTTCTTGCAAATCCAAATTTAGGATACTTCATCCAAACATTCATCAAGTAACCTATAGAATCAATCTGGTCATAAAAATCTATATAGCCATCTCTACTCCATTCACCATATAAATCTTTAAAGCCAAATCTTTTGGCTACCATTTTATTATAATGCCCACTCCAGTTAACAAAGTAACTAAGATAAACAGGCTCTATCCAAGGTTCAATTCCTGGATATTTAAGAAAATTAAGTTCTTTATCTGTGATACCATTTTTGTACCAGAGTTCAAAATCTACCTTCTTAGCCACATCATTATTTATCTGGTCTTTAGCACTATAAGTTTCTTTCTGTTGAAATCCACCATATTCCCAAGAAACATTCTCTCCATAGAATACTAATGGAATGACCATCTTAATTGCCATTTTTATAGGAAAACAATATATAGCTCTATCAATAGGCCAAGTAGGGCTGCCAAATTCCTCAAAGGCAATCCTTGTCATTCGTCTGACTAAATCAGGGCTAAGGTCTAATGTAATTAAATCACAATTAAATACATCACAGAGGTTTCTTAAATTATATATACCAGTCTTTGTTTTGGTATAAGGGTCATTCACAGTCACCAGCAAAGGATTCATCCCCATTATCTCTTTGATAATATAAACTTGATAATAACTATCCTTGCCCCCACTTACTGCAATAACACAATCGTAACAACCATCGGTTCTTTTATAACTATTACATAACTTATCTAATTCCTGCATCCTTACTTTATAGTCAGTTTGCTTCTTTATCTTAGCGTGTAGACAAGCTTGACAAATTCCATTCTCATCCAATACTAATCCTGGCTTTGTATCACACATTAAACAATTATTACATCTTTTCATTTTGTTTCCTCTCCATTTCCTCAAGATAGCCTTTACTACCACTCTGCTCATTTCCAGGACGGGGTTTAATTATAGCTTGAACTTCAGGTATATAACCAGATTTAACTCCAGCTTTAAACATTCTTTCAGGCAAATCTATATCATTATTCTTATTCCATTTCTTTTTCCACGAATCATCACTATATCTAAACTCTTTTAAATAACCAGCGTATAACCAAGTTTGGCAACTGCCTAACTGATGTCCCTCAATTAAATAAGGTTCTACCCATTTACCATCTGTCATATCTCCACCGGAGCCAAATTCCCATTTGTAATCTCTGCAATAATGAAGCATATTCTCAAGATGAAATTCAGTCCAATATGTATCATCATCTATGCGAGCTATCCAATCACCTTTAGCTAATTCTAATCCCTTATTTAAAGCTCTTACTGGCCCCACTAACCAGTGATAAATAGGTTCATCAGGATAATGTAATACTTTAGGGGAAAGTCTTTCAAATCTAAAACGTTCATCCCTGTGAATTAACGCACGTAAAGTAAATGGAATTTTAGAATCATCATCAATAACAATTAATTCCCAGTTTTTATAGCTTTGTTTTAAAACTGTGGGAATTGCCCTTTCATAAATAACTTTCCATCTATTTCTGGTAGGACATATAATACTAATCAATGGATTCTTTTTCTCTATTAACTTGTCAAAGAGTTCTTTCTTATACATTCCATTTCCCTCGCATCTTGTGGTGTATGTTTCTTTTCCTCAAATGGACGATAGTTATATGGTGTCCAATTAGGAAAATCTTTGAAACCACCACGTTTCCAATAATCTGTTTCCGGTTCAAATGTATGACCTTCAAGAAATTTCCTTAATCCTTCTATATCATATAATTTACATTTCCCTGCTTTACATTTAGGAGAACCAATCTTTTCTAATCGTTTCATATTCTCAGGGGATATATCATCCCATTCCTGGTCGTCATTAGGTTTTATTGGCATAGGCAAACAAGCAGAACACATAGGACAGAGATGAAGTCTTTGTGCCAAGAAGGGTTGTTCCCAAAGTGCTTTTTTCCACCAACCAGGTTCTACAGGCATACCAAGATTGCTATCTAACAAATGTGCTCTTGCAGCAGCTACTTCACAAAAGAAAGCACCTTTAGGTGTTATTGAAGCTGACCATCTATTCTGTACCCAACAATTATCTATGATGCTAAACATCAACCATCTATCTTTTATAACTTCCTCAATTCCCACCTGGAGAGGTTGATGCCAACAAGGCTGTACTTCCTCGTGTTCATTATAAGATATTAATTCAGGATAGAAAGTCTCTTCAATTACATCCCTATGTTTCTCCCAATTAAGACCATTAGTCCATAATTGTCTACAAGCTTTAACAGGAATATACTTTTGATATAATTTACAGATTTCCTCAAAGTCTTTATGTAATGTTGGTTCACCCCCCATTATTCCAACATGACCTGGAAAATCAATCAAAGTTTGCAATCCATTTTCTACTTCATCTAATGTCATAAAGAATGGTTTAGGGTGATGTCCAATCAAACGAGAACAATGACAACATCTTCTATCACAAGCATTAGTAATTTCAATCTGTATACATTTCATATACTTAGGGTCTACCATTTTCTATTTCCCTTTCTCATTTTGCTTCACTATCCCCAAATCTTTAATCTGTCCGTTTAATGGTCTACGGGCTAATGATATACCACAATGAGGGCATTTAATCATGTCTTGGCCAGGAGGAGTAAAACTTCCCTTTCTACAACATTCACAAACCCATTGTTCAATTTGTTTAAATATTCCTGGAGTGTAAAATTCCTGATTATCTTCAGGCCATCTATCAGGAATACTAAGATTCTGTTTCTTCTTCTTAAACATCTTAGATATTCTTTTTGCTGCTCTTAGACAAGCATTGCCATCTATTCTACCATAAAACTCCTTTTCTAATATTTTGATAGCATCCAAATCAGCATTTGATTTAGTTAAATCAGTATCTTTGATTGCTCTTAATAGCTCATCCACGTCCTCAAAATCAGGAGATACATGAGGTCGGTCATATTTAGGGGTGTGATTAAGTGACCCATAAAAACTTAATGCTGGTATCTTAAATAAGTTAGCCTCAATAGCCAATGTTGAGCCTGCATGAACTAATAAATCCATGTGTTGCAAACAAACAATTGCAGGGCAGGGAGTAGTAATCTTAATTCCCGTATCTCTCAATGCTTCCTGGTAAGGTTTTAAATACTCCCCTGTTTTTACTCGTAAGAAGAAATCCCATCCACTGCCTTTTAATTCTCCACAAATCTTTTTAATCATTTCTATCCAGGCTTTGCGGCCTTTAATATTCCTATCATAAGCATCTTTATGAATGGAACTCCCTGGGGGTGCTTCAGGAACATTATATTCTGGTGTCCTATCTGCATGACCCCACCCTGATGCAAATAGAAGATTCTTCCTTCCTTTAGGTCTTGGGGGTCTTTTGTTTACAAAATATAAATCAAAGGGGAAACCACCAGCAGCATAAACTCTGCTTGCAGGCAAATAACCATGTTTAGCCATTAACTTTTTAAAATCATGACTCCACACAATTTCTAAATCTAAATCATAAGGCCAAGCTCCTATAACTGTGTTCTTTTCATCCTGGCCCATTGCTTCCCAAGCTTTCCAAGCCGCTCCTCCCTCTGTTCTACGAGCTATAGCTATTCCTCCCCATTCTCTAAATTGTTTGGCAAGACCAATAGTATATTCACATCTTGCTTCAGGAAGAATAATTATTTCTGGTTTCCAAAACAAAATGTGATTCCTATTATCAGGAAGGAAAGGAGTAACTCTAACTTCAAATCCTTCCTGTCTTAAAAAATGCCCAATACGTTCATCTGTAACTCTGTCTCTTTGTGGAAGATTATTAAAAATAATTATCTTCTTTTTCATTTTATTCCCTTTCTATACATCCAAATATTATCCATTCTATGTATTATTAAAAATTCAGTGGTAATATCTTCAGCAAAACATTCTTTAACTGCTTGCATTACATTTGGGTACATTAAACAAAAATCGTGACCAGAAATTATTCCTCCAGGTTTAACTTTCTTTGACCATTCTTGAATATCTTGTTTTACATATTCATATTTATGATTGGCATCTATATAAACAAAATCTAACAATTCATCTTCAAAATGCTTTACTGCTTCCATTGAAGTCATTCGTAAAATAGAAACATTTTCTTTATCATTAAATAATGTTTTTACTAAATTATAACGAGCATCCTGTATATCTTGAGAAAAATTATTAAAATCATCATAATCTTTCTTTGGATAATGCTTCCAGGGGTCAACCAAATAAAGTTCTAAATTAGGAAAATTTCTTAATAAACATTCCGAAAAAGCCCCATTTAAAACTCCAATTTCAGCACCTTTTTTACATCCTTCCGTTTTTAATGTAGTTAAATAATCTATTTTATCCCAAGAACGTAATAAACACTGTTTATCCACTTCATTTCCCTTCAAAATAAAGGAGGGATATATCTATATCCCTCCCCTATAAAGTCCTTTTACTTAGATACTGCGGCATTGGTTTGAACTATCCAATTAGCACCAGACCATTCCAAAAGTGCAAATTCGTTGGCAGTTTCAAAAGTAATAATACTTACTGCTGCCATCACAACACTTCCAGTTCCTATTACTACACCGCTGGAAAATTCAACATATAAATTACTTGCAGGAACAAGTTCAGTGGTATTTTCCACAGCCGCAAGAGCATAACGAAGTGCCATTTTTTGCCCTATATATTCGCCATCGGCTATGTTGACAGAGGCAATACCAGCATCTAACGCTGCACTTACAAAACATATAACTCCACCAACAGGACATGAAACAGTATAATCCATTAGAGAATTTGTTGCAACCTCTTGATATCCACCTGAAGGTGGTCCATCTTGAAGTTTGGCCATTACATAACTACTTGCAACCCCTTCCTGAAGTACGGTTGCTGAACCTTCCCCTGGAAAACCTTGGCCCATAAATTCACCTTGATTCTGCAAGACGCCTGAACTATCAAGAGCAAAACCAAAAGTAAGTGTTTGGCCAACACCTACACTTCCTACTGGACCTACACTTGTAACAGCATGGGTAAAAATATCACAGACCGAACCAGN